ACGGTAGAATAGCTAAATGATTTACCCGTTACGAAATAAGCTTCGAGGACTTTACTTAAAAGCCTAACCCATCCCTCGCGGCTATCGGGAACAATAAAATCTGCATCATTTGTATTTTTTACAGTAATATTGACATCTTTTTTAATTCTGGGGATTTCATGCACATCTTCTCTTCTGATAGAATATCCCACGCCTCCTCCGAGCATTAAATTTTCAAAAATGAAACAAAAATCTTCTGGCTTCCTTATCGCAGTGAACCAACAATTAAGTAAACTATTTCCTCCGAATCTGTCTACAGTTGAAGTCCCTAACTGCCACAAGCCTCTTCCTGCAAAATTACATTTCAAGTTAAAGACTAAATCAAATAACTTTTCTGCTTCTTTTTTGGTATATCCTGCTCCTATTTTTTGAGCCCCGTTAATACATCGAGCTACTGTTTCTGGCCATTCTTCAAGTTGCCCGTTTTCTTTGATTCTAGCATATGTTCTCTTGTAGACTATATAACCAAGACCGTTAAAGCCCCAGTTGGGTTGTTTGTTCAAATATTTGTTTAAAAAATCGTCAGATATTATGTTTTGAATTTCGCTCATTGTTTTAAAAAGTAGGTTTGCAAACCTTAAGTAGGTTAGTTTAATACGTGCTTAAATATTGATAATGCGGGATTGTAAAGTCAAATTATTTTTCGACTATTTTAAGTTTTTCTTTAACTTTTTCTTCCATTTTAGTTAAATAAACTTCGGCTTTCTTTAGGCCCTCTTCAGTGTGGGGAAAAGCTCCATAAGACCAGTTCCTTTGAGTAGATTCGACCAAGTAATACTTTTTATTTCTTTTGTTTTTTGGCATGATTTTTGACGAAATTTACAATTTTTAATTCGAGCCTGATAAGGTTCTTTTCAAGGATGTCTAACTGGTTTTTCTCAAGAGAGAGTCTGTAGATTAAGATTTTTAAAGACTTAGAGTATTCTTCTTGTTTGTTTTCTAATTCTGTTTCTGGAAAAGAACTATAATTTTCTTCTAGTTCATCTATCTCATTAAAAAGTATGTGAGCTTTTTCTTCCCAAAAGTTAACGCTATCAAAACATAACTCTACTGAGTTTAAAAGCTTCTCTCTCTTTTCTGCAAGAACTTCAACAGTATCTTCAAATTTCATTTACCAACGCCTTTCTAATTAAAGAGAGTTTTGAAGTTAGAAAACCTTTACCACAGTTTTCGACAGGGTCTTTTTGCCTGTTAAGCGAGTCTTGGTGGGTTGTAAACTCTATTAATTGATCTATTAATTGTACAACTTGATCATGGGTATCTCTATTTATAGTGACGTTGTTATCCATTTTAGAAAAGGTTATTAAAAGTTTTACTCGAAGTCAATTATTTTTACACAAAAAAACCGGGCCGAAGCCCGGTTACTATCACCTTAATCGATTTTTATTTCTTTAGGTTTATATTTTTCCTTTTTCTGTAAGTTCAGAGTCAGGATACCTTTCTCTAAATGAGCTTTAATAGTATTAGCATTAGCTGATTTAGGTATAGGGTACGACCTACCGAATTTAACGTTTTCGCCTTTTCTTTTTGTTTCCCCCCGTAAGATAATATATCCCTCTTTGTTTAAATTAATTTTGACATCTTCTTTATCATAACCCGGCATCTCTACCTCAAGGGAGTAAGTGTCTTCCTCTTCTGAGAAATAGGAGTCGTGATACAAAGATTCTTCTAAATCGGCTAGTAACGGCGCTGTAAGGTTAAACAGGCCCCGGTTTGATAATGTGTTAGATATATACATATACTTAACGTATAGCAATAGGTGTGCCAATATGTCAACCTTTACTATTCCTAAGGAAAAATAAATGTTTTATTTTAAATCTTTAAAATTGAGTCAGCAAGTCTCAAAATGTGAGACATTTAGGGTCACTTAGACTCGTACGTTAAGGATCTTATATCGTACATAGAAATAATTTCAGTCTCCAAGGGGTTCTCTCGCTTAGATATTTCAAAATATTCTTCATCGATTACCTTTTCAACTCTTCCTTTCCAATTCGAAAGATTTTTCCCACGTACAACCAGAACTTCGTTTCCAACCATTTTTGAATTGTACGACATTAAGTCATCCTTTAGATCGTCTTTTTTCATATTACTCTCCCGAACTACCGAATCCTCCGGTACCTCTTTGTGTATCGTTTAGTGTTTCCATTTCTGTCCATTCTCCTGAATAGCATCGTTCAATAATAAGTTGAGCTATTCTATCTCCCGGTTTGATATCAATTTTGTTTCCTGACCCAAACATTGATTCATAAACTGAAGGTGTAAGATTATAACCTTCAAAGTTTAGGTTTATCAATAATATTTTTACTTCCCCTCTGTAAGTCGAATCAATGACTCCTGCCATGACATCTATACCTTTTTTGACAGCAAGACCACTACGTGGAGCTATTCTACCATAATAACCTTCAGGAATATCAAGACTGATTCCGGTCGAAATTAATTTTCTTTGCCCCGGTTCTAGTGTCACGTACTCTGTAGAAAATAAATCGAAACCAGCATCAGCAGGATTTGCCTGCTCTGGCTTAACGGCTTCTTTCGTGAGTTTTTTATAGCTTATCTTCATGTTTTCAATTTCTGTAAGAGAGGATACTCATTGAAAATCAAAAGTCAATCTTTTCTTTTTCAAGGAAATAGTAAAAATATGGTTGACAAATGTAGACATGTCTCATAAAAGAGCAAACACGTAGCATTTCTGCCTTGTTACGTTAAAAAGGTAGGCAGGTCCGCAATCTTATGTGTCCGGCTCTACTGTGGAGACTTGTAACCGGAGGAACCAGCGGTGTTGAACTTAGCTGGGCGAGTAGTATAGGTAATGTCATATGGGTGTAAACTACCACACACCCCAAAAAGGCTAGCCGGGGAGTATTCTCAGGAAAAAGTAAAAGATTGCCGATGTTTTGGACTAAACCGCCAAAAACGGGAAAAGTCTCCGTTTCACTTCGACTTTCTAGGAAAAAGTTTATTATTATTAAAATAAATATAACTAAGTTGAATAAAGTTTAATTAACAGTATGGAATTTAAGTTTAAAAATATAGGAATATCAGGAGTGGCAGGTTCAGGTAAGAATACTTTAGCCGAACTTATTGGGCTTTTTTTAACTAGAATGGGTTTACCTGTGGAAGAAAGGGCTCTAGCACATAATTTAAAATCAGAGGTAAGGTCTGCATGTAAAGAATTGTATTCTATTGACCCTTTAACTTGCTCAAGAGATGATAAAAACTTGATAAGACCGATACTGGTTGCTCATGGGGAAATAAAAAGAAAATCTTCATTAGGAAAACATTGGACAGGTTTGTTAGAAAAAGATTTAGACCGTAGTAAAGTAAATATTATTACAGATATTAGGTACAATGAATACCCACAAGACGAGTGCTATTGGTTAAAAAATCAAATAAATGGTATTTTAATTCACGTTTCTCGGTACCAAGAGGTGGGCGAAGAAAGAGTCTTTGTAAAACCTGCAAACATTCATGAGTTACAAAATGACTCCAAGGTAAGAAAAGATTCTGATTATATACTCAATTGGAAAACAGAAAAAGACCAAAATAGACTGGTGATTAATTCAAAAAGCTTGTTTAAATGGCTTAAGAAAGTTTATAAATAAATTTTTTAAAAATAAAATAGAAGATTTTAGTAAAGTTTCATATAATATTCATGCAGATACTTATAGTGTATTCTTTTAAGTGTCTAAGGAGTGTGGATTTATGGAAAAAGGAACATGGGATATTTTAACGGATAACTGTCTAGTAGAAAAGGTTAAGGCTGAATCTTGTGAGGACAGTTTATTGGAACTATCTAAAAGGCATGCAGGGTTATGCTTTAAGATAATGAAACGGTACTCTAAGAGTTTTTCGGTTAATAACATTAATATTAACGAAAAGCATGCTGAAAAAAATTTAATTATTTGGCATTCAGCGAAGAGTTTTAACACTGAAAAGAATGTTAAATTTTCTACTTGGTTAGCTAATCAAATTAAATATAACTGTCTTAACGAGTTAAACAAAAAATCAAAAGACAGGTTAGTCACCCTTGAAGATTATATGCTAGACGTATTAGACGAACGTCAAGAGGACAAGGACACAAGGATCTTTGAATATACTGAGAATATACTTTCTCAACTAAAGGACTCCAGAGTCCAAGAGATTTTTTCACTCCGCTACTCTAAAGAAGAAAAAAAACCCTCATGGTCTTCTATTGCATCTAAAATGAATATGAGTACTCAAACTGCAATAAATCTGCATAATAAAGGCTTATCCATGCTTAGAAAAAAAATGGATAGCAAAAAACTTCTGGATAATATTTAAAAAAACTGTTGACTTCGGTCTTGAACTACTACAATATTAAATCTCTTATGTCTAACGAAGAAAAGAAAAACGACTGGCAAGAACGCGAACTAGGCGCTCTATGGGCAAAAAAAAGTAATAACGGTGCCCAATATATGACTGGGCACATTCAAATGAAAGGTGGCATGACTGAAAAAGTTCAGCTTGTTGTGTTTAGAAATAAATCTAAATATAACGAGGATGGATCTGTTAAAAGTCAAAACGCTCCAGACCTTCGCATTTACATGAGCGAAAGTTTGGAAGAACGCTCCAAGAATAATGAAGCTACTCCTGCGCCTGTGAAAGCACCAGAGAGCAGCAAAACAACCGAAGAACCACTATTCTAATGTCAGATATAGCCTTACATCTTCCGATTAACGGTGTAAGCTTCGGTCAGGTTAGCACTGCTCTTCTGCGTGAATATTACCAGAAGGGCGTGCAGCCTTTTATTTTTACAATTGGCCAAGTTGACTTAAGCTCACAAGAACAAGACGCAGACTTTACCAAATGGATAGAGTCTTGTATTAAGAAGTCTTTTGAAGAGTATAAGCGGGATATTCCCGTCTTTAAATTATGGCACTTAAACCATGAGAGTCTGTCTTCCTATGGTCGAGATCAATCTCTTTTTAGTTTTTACGAACTTGATCACCCCACCTCTTATGAAGTCAACATCGCCAAGAATCAAAAAAACTTAATTTTCAGTAGCAACCACGCTAAAAATATATTTGAAGCAGTAGGTGTTGAAAATTGTCACTATGTACCTCTAGGGTTTGATAAGAATAATTTTGAAGTAAAAGATCAACAATATCTAGAAGGTAAAATTGTATTTAACCTAACTGGAAAACTGGAAAAAAGAAAACACCATAAAGAAGTTATTAAATCATGGCTCAAAAAGTATGGTAATAATAAAGATTATGTTTTGCAATGCGCTATAACAAATCCATTCCTTAAGGAACAAGATTTTAAAAATCAGGTATCTCAAATTTTAGAAGGAAAAAGTTATTATAACTTGAACTTTCTTGGACAAATGCAAAAGAATGTCCTCTATAATGATTTTTTAAACTCATCTAATATTGTTATAGGTATGTCGGGTGGAGAAGGTTGGGGACTACCTGAATTTCAATCAGTAGCTTTAGGTAAACACGGAGTTATTTTGAACAGTTCTGGTTATCAAGACTGGGCTAATGAAAAAAATACCGTTATGGTACAGCCTAACGGTAAAGAAGACTCTAGTGACGGAGTGTTTTTCCGTAAAGGTGGTGCATTTAACCAAGGTAATATTTTTACTTTTAATGAGGATGAATTCATTGCTGGTTGCGAAGAAGCCGTAGAAAGATACAAATCTTCACCAATCAATGAAGAGGGTCTAAAACTTCAAGATGAATATACTTATAAGAAAATGGTAGATTCAATTGATCAGATAGTAACAGAAGGATAAATCAATGCCTGAGTATATTTACGAACACCCCGAAACAAAAGAGCAAATAACAGTTTTTCAAACTATTCATGAGTCGCATGAGTATTCAGTGGATGGAGTTCAGTATGACAGAGTATACACTGTACCAAATGCGTCTATTGACACTAGAATAGATCCTTTCTCTCAAAAAGAGTTTAGGGAGAAAGCTAAAGCTTCGACAATCGGTGATTTATGGGACCAGTCAGGAGAGGCTTCCCAAAAAAGAAAAGAAAAAGCCGGAAACGACCCAGTAAAAGAAAAGTTATTTAGTGATTATCGTAAAAAGAATAAAGGTGCTAAACATCCTCAGGATCGGCCTAAAATCAGTAACCCAAACTTCACTATTGAATGATAAAATACACCGTTATAGACGATTCAGCTATTAACTTAGGTGGCACTTCACTCACCTTAGACGCTATTACTGAACCCTTTAAACATGAGTGTGAGTTTATTAAAACATCAGACTTAACAAAAACTTACTTAGATTTCAAACACCCCAAAGTTTGGATTATCGGGAATACCATGGGTCTTACAAAAGAGTCTTACGAAACTCTAATGCAAATAATTCAGACCCAAACTACTGTTAAAATAGATTTTGATTATGGATTTTGCAGGTTTAGAGGTCCAACGCCACATAGAATTTTAGGTAATAAAGAATGTGATTGTTTAACTAACCCTGAGACAGCTACTCTTAGAAATATTTACAGTTACATAAAAAAATATACCTCTAAAATTTTCTACATGTCGGAAGGTCAAAGAAAAATACATGAGGTGTCTTTGGATATACCTGCCGAAAAAACTAAGGTACTATCTTCCTGTTTTACTAAAGATTCTTTTGCGAAAATGAAAGAGTATCGAAGTAATCAGAAATCAGATAAGTATGCTATTATTGACGGTCATCCGGGGTGGCACCAACAGGCAAAAGGGGTAAGTAAGTCAGTAAATTATGCTATTACCAAAAATTTACCTTATGAGGTATTTTCAACTGAGACTCATGATGAGATGCTTCAAAAACTAAGTAGTTATAAAGGTTTGATTTTTCTACCAATTATAGAAGATACATGTCCGAGGGTTACAATTGAAGCAAAACTGATGGGTCTTGAAGTTATAACCAATGAAAACTCTCAGCACACATTGGAGGACTGGTGGAATAAACCATTAGATGAAATCGAAAACTATTTAAAAGAAAGGCCCGAAATATTACATCAGGAACTTATAAATTTGAGTTAATAGCTAGAATTCACGGTGATTGCCTGTATAATCTAAAAAGGTTAGTTTCTAGCGTATTAGTTCAAAGCTACCAGAACTTTAGAATTCATCTAGCTATTGATAAAACCTCACCTGAGGTTATTTCTTTATGCAAACAGATAGAGTCTGACCCTCAATGTGTTATGCCTTTTCAGGTATCATGTCCTGACGGAACCATAAAAGTTTGGGAGAATGAAGGCGATAGATTGTATTCAGTTGCTAACACCATGCGTGTTCTAGACTCTCTAGATTTTGATGAGCGTGTTATTGGGGTAATAGATGCAGATGATCAGCTATGTGAAAGAAAAGCTCTGCAATGGATAAATAGAGCGTATTGTAGCGGAAATGTAGGAGCAGTTTGGACAGGTAATATCTGGGAACCTTATGGAATGAATTTATGTTCAGAATATCTAGATGATTCTCAAGATGTTTACAAACACCCTTGGGTCAGTAGTCATTTTAGGACCTTTCTACTTTCTAATTATAAACAAGTAAACCCTGAAAATTTTAAAGATGAGAACGGAGACTGGATGAAACGGTGCGAAGATCAAACCTTTATGCTCCCTATCATTAATGTAGCTCATAAGAATAAACAGATAACTCATTTTTTAGAGAACCCCTGTTATCTTTATAGAGGTTACCAAGAAATAGGAGGCGAAGCTCATCAATATCAATTAAATTTAGCAAAGTTTATACGTAATAGAGGGTTTGTAGAATGAGATTTTTTATTAATAATTGCAACCCGACTGGAGGCCCCGGTATATTTGGGGGTAGATTAAAAAAGCAATTTGAAAAAAATGGCCATAAATTTGTAGACCCTTATGTATCTGGTGAAATACCTGATAAAAACATATCAATTATCCAAGGGGATAGAATAGCAGAATGTCGTTTAAATGCGCTTAGGTTGGATGGTCTTTATTTTGATTCTGAAAGTTCAAATAATGATCAGATGAACTCTGGTATATTTAAAAGTTTCGATCAAGCTGACCATATTGTTTATCAATCCCAATTTTCCAAAGACATGTATCATTCTTTTTACGGAAGGAAAGATCCTAGTCAAGAAAGCATTATCCACAACGGATTGGATCAAGAAGAATTTTTATCTAATGTAAAACCTGTAAAACTATCTGACCCTGTATTTTCTAAGTATGGTAAGATATGTGTTGCGTCAGCATCTTGGAGAAGGCACAAAAGGCTTGAAGAAACAATTGAAGCCTTTAAAGACCCTAAGTTAAAAAATGTTTTACTTATAGCATTAGGAGGGATGCCTTATATCAAAGATAAAAGCTCTATTCCAGATAACGTATTACTTACGCCCTTACTTAAACCTGAGCAGACGGCTTCAATTTATTGTATGGCGGATGCTATGATTCATTTAGCGTGGCTTGATTGGTGTCCTAATACTGTTGTTGAAGGTCTTTCTTGTGGTGCGCCGGTTTTGTGTTCTCATAATGGAGGAACCAAAGAGCTTGTAAAAGATAATGGGGTTGTTGTACAATTGGAAGAAGATTATGAGATAGGCAGAAGAGTTCCTTTGTATAACCCGCCAAAAGTAGATACGAGTATAATTGTTGACGGTATTCTGGAGGTATTAGAAAAATCTACTATTTTTGACAGACCTGATTTAGATATAAAAACTGTTGCTAAAAATTATGAAAACATTTAATGCTTGTATATCATATATTTCTTCTCGCGCCCAATGCATCGGTTACTCCTTGAAGTCTCTAGAGGACAATTTTAATCATAAGTATAATTATCCTGTATACGTTCATTACTTTGACGATATATACTCTAACCCAGACCTACTTAAGAATACGAAAGAGCAAATAAGTTCTTCTATTGAGTTTGTACCTATAGAATACAAAACTCCTGAACATGTAAAAAAAGAAGATTTGTATTTTAATCGTGATTTGTGGTATGCTAAAACTCATTTTCCTATCCAAAGAATTGGTTATTTACATATGTGCAATTTTGTTAGTAATATGTATAAATATCCTAACACTAAAATTCATGAGTACGATTATGTAATGGTTCATGACGATGAGGCTGGATATAATTCAGAGCTTCCTTATAACCCTTTTGAAATACTCTCTGAAAGGGAAGAGTATTTAGGAGCATTTAAATCTGGGCAAAGACTTAAAAACGGCATGCCTCATCAAGGACATGTAGACACTAGAATTGGTCTACTTGATTTAACAATTGAGTTTGTTGAAAAATATAATATAAAACCAAAAAATAAAAGACTTTTAGAACTTTTGAGCAGAGATACTCCATCAGAATATGATTTTCATTTTCTTGATTGGTGTGATACTTACGTGCTTAAAACATCAATGTTCGAAACTGACGTATGGAAGCTTTGGATAAAAGAAGTTAATGAGAGCGGCGGTATTTACAAATACCGTTGGGGAGATAATGAAATAATTAGTCTATTTGCTCATTTTATTCAGGAAGAGATTTTTGATTTCAAAGCTGTGGAAGAAGGTCATCATGATTTAGGTAAATTTAGAAGGTTACAAGACACAGCCCCTAGCGTAAAAGATCTACACAAATAAAACGGTACAGTTTTTATGAAATATTTTGTAATAGAGCCTCACATAAACTATACTAGCTTTTCATATTATTCTACCTTTGTTAATGAGTTATGTAAAAATGAAAATACAGTTGTTTCTACTGACACAAAATCTTTAAATGAGTTTTGTCTAAAATCAGATAAATCAGATTGTATATTTTTAGGTTTAGGGTTCTTTGACAACCCTAAGTCTTTTTGTAATAATTATTTTACTTCTTTTGCTGAAAGCGACACCTTAAAAGTGACGTACATACATAAGGTAAAAAACGAATACCAAGAAAAAATAAATTTCTGCAAAGCTCATAAAGTAGATTTAATTTTAACATCAACACCCTTAGCCGAAGAAATACAGCAAGACTCTGGAATTCCTACTTTTACATTACCTTATGGAGCTGATCCTGAAGTGTTCTACACTAATCCTAATATAGAAAAAAAATATGATATCAGTTTTAGTGGAGCTATGCATGAAAATAAACATGGGGTACCAGATGAATTAAAAAATATAAGATTTAAAGCTAGGAACATAATAAAAGAAAGAAAAGATTTATCTGTTTTCTGGAATGGGTCTGATAACCCTAGCCAATCTTATAGGATGTCTCAAATAGAGTATGTTGAAAAATTAAACCAGAGTAAAATTTGGTATGCTGCTACCGGGCCTGCTTGGGATATGAATCCTCGTCATTCTGAGATTTTATTTTGTGGAGCTGTTTTACTTACTAATGAAACCCCTAGTGGTTATTATGACCAATGGGAGGATGGATTTAACTGTGTTCGGTACAAAACTGATCTATCTAACCTCAATCAAAAAATAGACGAAGCTTTAAAAAAACAAGAAATTATAACTAAAAATGCATATAATTTTGCATCAGAGAATTTAACCCCTAATAAAATTTACGAAAGATTTAAATGGATAACAAAGCAAAATTCAAAGAAGCTTTAAAACTTATAGAAATAGAGATTTTTTCTTTTTGTAACAGAAAGTGCTGGTTTTGCCCTAATTCTTATGTAGACCGTATTTCCGAAACGACTTTTATGGATGAGGATGTATATCTAGGTTTAATTAAACAGCTTCAAGAAATAGATTACTCAGGAGAGCTAACGTATAGTAGATATAACGAACCTCTTGCCTACCGAGAGGTTATTACAAAAAGAATTAAGCAGGCTCGGGAGATGCTGCCTAACGCAACTTTAAGAACAAATACTAACGGTGATTACGTAACTCGAGACTATATAGAAGAGCTTTGTGATATAGGTTTAGACCAATTATGGATTCAGCAATATTTAGCAAACGAGGAAAGGTACGAGCATTCCAAAGTTAAAGATAAAATGCTAACCAAACTTGAGAAAATCGGTTTACCTTATAAAAATCTTGTCGATATAGAGGGGTGTAAAATAGAGTATGATCTTTCCCATAAGGACACGACTATCCATCTAAGAGCTAGAAATTTTTCATTAGACGGGTCAAGTCGAGGCGGTATTGTCCCAATTGCAGAAGACTACACAAGAACACAACGATGTCTTCAGCCATTTCATAATATGTATATTGATTACAACGGTCATGTTATGGTTTGCTGCGCTTTGAGATCGGATGTTGAGCCTTATGATGAGGGTAGAATGGGTCATATAAATCAAGGCAAACTGTGGGATGTATATGCTGGTGACTTGTATAAACCTTGGAGAGATCACCATAAAGAAGACGGCCCCAAAGAGGGAGTCTGTAAAACGTGCCGAGATAATGTTAAGCCGTCTTATTTACAATGAAAACAGCAGTACTAATAACAGGTCAGCTTAGAGATTATAGGGTTAATTATCTTAACCATATCAAACACTTGATAGAACCTAATAACGCAGATGTTTTTGTTTACGCCTGTACCCAAAATACTATTCACAGCTGCGGTAAGAGTTTAGACCAAAAATATTATAGAACTGCTCATTATAGCAAAGATGAGATAATTGATAATGTAAGTGAAATATATGGCAATCATTTAAAAGTAATTCAGGTAGATGACAACGAGAAGTTAACAGAGGATGATTTTGGAACTCTTGGGTACTTTAGAACAAGAATGCAGAATCAGATAGATAATATACGTAACGGTTATGAGATTGCGAAAGCTTACGGAGAATATGACGTCATTATTAGATGCAGGCCTGATAACTCTATGTATCTGAAGCCTGTTATCGTAACAGATTATTCTTTTACTGATAATAAAATTTACAGCACTGTCTTCACACCGTCAGGGCATAGAGATTTATGTTTTTTTGCAATGTCTAATCCTCAAACTTTTGAGAAATACTGCTCTTATGAATATCTTAAAGGGGAAGATCCGAACAGAACAGATAGTAATTTTTTATGCACAGAGCATGCTTGGGAAGGTTACCTTATGCAAAATGGGGTAGATGTTAAGTACGTGCCCGATATATGCAGACCATTTACTCAATTTGATAAAAGTACAAAAGTAGCAGATTTTCCATACAGAAATGAAAAAGAAAAGTTGGTGGACCACCATGGTAACTGGGTAGATCAAGTAACATGAGCAATATCAAACTTAAAACCGATTTAAATTTTTGGCAAGAAGGTCCAACTGTCGAAGTTATGAATGGATGGTGTGGGGACTATAACACTTCAGTAAAAACTTACATAAGAAACGAAATCAAGAACAAAAAAAATATTAAGTTTCTAGATTGTGGAGCTGGCACTTTTTCTCAATATTTTGGTTTTAAAGATAACGGTATAGAGGTCGATTATGCAGCGACTGAAATTACCAAGAAATATATTGAGTATGGTCTATCTAAAAATGTTAATGTAATTGAATGCCCTTTAAACAAAATGCCTTTTGAAGATGATCAGTTTAACATTACATCATGTATTGATGTAATGAATCATCAATCAGAATTTGATAAACATATCAAAGAAATGTTGAGGGTTACAAAAGATGTATTGTATATATCTTTTTTTAAAGATTTTGAAGAAACGGTAGACCCTGATAAAGAGCTTAAAGAAGGGGATATCTTTCGATTACGCAAAGACGACGGACTTAGTCTTCCAGCAACCAAAACCTCTACAGGTATAATAGTTCAACGATTTAACGGTTTAATTTATAATCATTTTAATTTTGAAAAACTTAAAAATTTTTTGGACACGCTTTATATCGATTTTACTTTTCATGAATTTGAAGATCAAGTTTACCTTTTAAAAATTATTAAAAAATGACGAATCAGCCTGTCATAAGAATAGATTTCACCGTAGGTTTTGGAAATAACTTGTTCCAATTCGTGTATGCTAAATTATTAGCGGAGAAAATTGGTGCAAAAATTTATATTCTTCCTCCATTTACTGACTATTTTGGTTTAACAGCTCTAGACCTTCTGGTTTCTGATGAAACTTACGAAAATGTGACACCGTACTTTTCTGATGAGATTTTCAAAAATACTTTACCTTTAAAGCATGTTAATACGGAAGAGCAAGCGAAACGGGTTCTCGAGAACCCGGAGAATTGTAATTACCTACTAAACGGGTACTTTGAAGATTATACCTTATACGAAAACGACCTTGAGAAAATTAGGTCTTGGTTTATAGCTCCACCACTGAAAGATAAAGATAATGCTGTAATACATTTAAGATTGGGGGACAGACTTTTCATACCTTCTACTTATCAGGAAGAAGCTTTATTAACTTTTGAAAGGTATAAAAATGGATTAGATCAAATGGATTTTAAAAAACTTTATATTGTATCAGATCTTCCGCACTGGCGAAAGTTTAACGATTCTGAACTACTCGGTTTTAGGTACCACACCAAACTTTCAGAGAATACTCTAGAGATGTCTGCTAAAGCCGCTAGTTATGTCAACGAGCTGGTTGATAAATTTTCTAGTAATTATGAAGTTGTTTTCTCTAAAAATGTAATTGATATTGACTTTTACAAAATTATGACTTATGATAAAATACTATTCGGGTATAGTACTTTTGCATGGTGGGCGGCTACGCTTAGTAACGCTTCTCAAGTAGGCGTATTTGGTCCTTGGAGACCATGGAAAAAAGAGGGAAATAAAAATTTAGGAAATACAAATTACCCCGGATGGTTTAAGTGGCAGTAAAATTATGAAACATATAGTAACAGGAGGAGCTGGGTTCATAGGTTCAGCTTTGGTAAAAAAACTTGTAGCACAAGGTCATGAGGTCGTAGTTATAGACGATCATTCTTCTTCTGGCGGAGAACTCCTTAACGAAAATTCTTTAAAATCATCAGTTAAAACAGTTTGTGGAAATATATCTCACATTAAAACACAAACAGGCTTGCACGAAAAACTCCTAGACGCTTTTGAAGGTGTCGATACTGTTTTTCATCTAGCAGCAAAAGCTAGAGTCCAGCCATCTATTAAAGAACCTGTTCATTTTAACGCTACCAATGTAGAGGGAACTCTAAATATGCTAGAGTATTCACGTAAAGCTAAAGTTAGAAGGTTTGTATTTACTTCTTCCTCATCTATTTATGGCAATACAGAAATTATACCTACTTTAGAAGACACCCCTACTAACCCATTAAGTCCTTATGGTTTACAAAAGTTAATTGGAGAACAGTATTGCCAATTATATTCTAGAATCCACAACATGGACACTGCTTGTCTGAGGTATTTTAACGTGTACGGAGAAAATGCTCCGACTTCAGGCGCTTATTGTTTAGTTATAGGTAAATTTATTCAACAAGCTAGAGAAGGTAAAAACTTGACCATCTATGGTAAAGGTGATCAGAAAAGAGATTTTACATACTTGAGCGATGTTGTAGACGCTAATATATTGGCTTCAAATTATACAAGTAAATTTTCTGGAGAGGCTTTTAATATAGGTAACGGTGATAACAGAACAGTACAGCAGATTGCAGACGTATTTAAAACTCCATGTGACTATTTACCCGAAAGACTAGAACCAAAAGAAACTCTAGCTTGTAACGAAAAAGCAAAAAAAGTTTTAGGTTGGAAACCTACAGGTGATGTTTTAAAATGGTTAGAAGGTTATTTACCAACTATACTATAAGTACATGAAAATATTTTTAGCAGGACATAACGGGCTCGTAGGGTCAGCTATCATGAGAAGGTTAGCTAAAGAAGATGTAGAAATTATTTATGCTAATAAGCACAGTTTAAATTTGTTAGATCAACGGGCTGTCGGTTATTTCTTTGAAGCTAACAAACCAGATGCAGTGATCGATGCTGCTGCAAAAGTTGGAGGTATTCATGCGAACAATGTTTACCCTGCTTCATTTATTTATCAAAATTTACAAATTCAGAATAATATCATTAATAGTGCTTATGAGAATAATGTCAAAAAATTAATTTTTCTAGGAAGTATTTGTATTTATCCAAAATTTGCGGAACAGCCAATTAAAGAAGAGTATTTATTGACCTCTCCTCTTGAACCTACAAACGAACCTTATTCTGTTGCTAAAATAGCAGGGATTAAAATGTGTCAAAGTTATTATCGAGAGTATGGTTCTGATTTCTTTTCTTTAATGCCTACCAACCAGTATGGCCCCAATGATAATTTTCACCCTGAAAACTCTCATGTTTTACCTGCTCTTCTCCGCAGGTTTCATGAAGCTAAAAGAGATAACGTTTCATCTGTAGAGGTGTGGGGTACAGGTAAAGCTAAAAGAGAATTTCAATATGTTGATGATCTTGCAGATGCTTGTGTTTTTGCTTTAGAGAATGTAACTTCTGATGATATTTACAAAAACGGGTTAACCCATTTAAATGTTGGAACTGGAGAAGAAATATCTATTGAGAAACTCGCAAGGAAAATTGCATCAGTAGTAGGATATGAAGGTGATATAACTTTTCAAACTGATAAACCTGACGGTGTTTTAAGAAGAGTAGGAGATAACTCAAAAATTCATAAGTTGGGATGGTCTCATAAATACAGTTTGGACGAGGGGCTAGATTTGACTTATAATTGGTATAAAGAAAATGCCTAAAAGAGTTTTAGTTACCGGTATTACCGGCCAAGATGGTTCCAATATGGTTGATTACCTTTTGGAAAATACTGATTGTCTTGTCTATGGGATGAGCCGAAGGTCATCTAATATAAATTTGGACAACTGTTCTACTTTTATAGACAATGAAAGATTTCAATTAGTTTATGGCGATTTAACTGATGGATTTTCTCTAGCCAAGTTAGTCCAAGAAATACAGCCAGACTATTTTATTAATTTTGCTGCTAACTCTTTTGTTGGATGTAGTTGGGACATGCCAGAGCATGTCATGGACACAAATGCTGTAGGAACAGTTAGATGCTTGGAAGCTATTAGAAGATTTCAACCTAAATGTAAATTTTATAGCGCCGGAAGCTCAGAAGAGATGGGGGATGTAGATTATGTCCCACAGGATAAAGATCATCCGCCTAAACCTAGAAGCCCTTATGGAGTCTCAAAAGTTGCTTCTAGATTTATTGTAAAAGTTTACAGGGAATCTTATGGTATTTTCGCAGTACATGGTATTCTTTTTAACCATGAGGGTATCAGGAGAGGGGAAGAGTTTGTAACAAGAAAAATTACCAAAGGTGTAGCTCGTATATATAAATCCTTACTTGACGGTAAAGATTTTAAACCTTTATCTCTTGGTAATACTGATGCTAAACGAGACTGGTCAGACTCTGAAGATTTTGTTGATGGAGTTTGGCGCATGCTTAATCAGCCAGAGCCTAAAGAGTACATTTTGTCCAGTAATGAGACACACACTGTTAAAGAGTTCGTAGAAGCTGCTTTTTCAGAAGTAGGTATTGAAGGTTCTTGGCAAGGTGAAGGGGTAAATGAAAAATATATTTCTTCAGAAAATGGCGTGTTAGTCGAGGTAAACGAAAAATATTATAGGCCAGCCGAGGTAGATTTACTTTATGGAGACTCAACCCCCGCAAGGGAGGAGATAGGATGGTCCCCTAAAATATCTTTCACAGATTTGGTCTCCAGAATGGTCAAAAAAGACGTTGAGCTTTCTCAATAATTTTTTCTTGACTTCCCGCCTTACTTGTACGACCATGTAGTCATGGCCGCAAAACGGAAACGTAAACCTACTTTAAATCAGCTTATCATTAATAAGCTTTTGGATGAGCCTAAAGCCATCTGGAAAAATAAAGGTATCGTTTCAAGAGAAATGGGCTTCACTAAGAAGTTGATAGAAAAATATCCATTAGAAGCGTTTTGGAAAGCTCTTCCTCTTAAATTTAGTGCTGAAAGTCTAGCTTGGTATATTTCTCCCCAAGGGTGGACTTATTTAAAAGTAGAGTATGCTAAATTTTCCATGGAGGTAAAAGGTATTGACAAACATGATATTTCCGATTCTAAGTTCGGAGAAAATAAAATAATTTCCAAGAAAACAAAAACAATAGAAGAGTTCTTAAAATATGGCACCAAAAAAGAAAATAGTTGAGGGGTTTAACCCAGTAGATCAGATTCAGTCTTACTTAAAAGACCACAAAGACGAGCATTTTAATTTCGAAGAAGCTCCTAGTTATGTAGTTTCTAGTGGAAGTCTTTTGTTAGATAACGAGATGTCTGGAGGGTTAAGACCCGGCGTAATCAGAGCTTCTGGTATTTCTGAAGGAGGTAAAACATCAAATGCTCTTTCATTCGCTCGCAACTTCCAGAAAACCCTAGATAAAGGAATGGTAGTTTATATTAAATCTGAGGGTAGACTTTCTCCAGACATGATAGCTCGTTCAGGGGTTGATACGTCACCTGAAAAATGGTTTGTTTATAAAAGTAACATTTTTGAAAGCGTTCTTCAGTTAATGAGGGAGCTTATCATGAATAACCCCACAGATCACAAATACTTTTTTATCATTGATTCTATGGATGCAATGGTACCTAAAAAAGATATGGACCGATCTTTCGAAGATTCTGACAAGGTAGCAGGAGGCTCAGTATTAAGTTCTAATTTCTTAAAGAAGATGGCTCTAGGACTTTCAACAAAAGGTCACATCTGCTTTATGATTTCTCAGGTCAGAAGTAAAGTTAGTGTTAACCAATATGAAAAAACTGACCCTAACTTAACGAACGCTTCAGGCGGGAATGCTCTTCTCCATTATTCAGATTGGATTCTAGAGTTTCAACAAAGATTTAAAGGGGATTTAATTCCAGCTAAATCTGATAAACCTGAAGGCCATTACTGTAAGGTAATATTCAGAAAGACAGCTAATGAAAGGACCGGGACTGTAGTCCGTTACCCTATTAAATATAGAAGAACAGACGGTAAAAGTATTTGGGTAGAGTATGAAGTTTTACAGTTCATGATGGAATGGGACATGGTTGATGTGAAAGGCCCTTGGATTATTATTAATGAGTCAATTATTGAAGAACTTAAAAAAGCCGGTATAGAGATGGAATCCAAACATCAAGGAGTAGACAACTTTAGAAAATATTTGGAAAAAAATACAAAAGGTTGCCAGTACTTGTTTGAAAAATTCAGAAATGCTTTATCTCCTACTGAGTGAAACTCTACGACATTAGTGGAAAACTTGTAAATAAAGGGGTAACGAAGTATCGAGTAAAATGGGAGAAAGAATGTAGATCTAAATTTCAATACAACGTAAAACAGTTTTTTAAAACGTTTTGGTATGGTCAAGTTTGTTATGAAGAGTTTCCAGTATATGGAACTAGAATGAAGGTGGATTTGGTAAATATGACCAAAAGAATAGCTGTTGAAAGTCAAGGCGATCAGCATGAATCTTTTAATAAATTTTTTCACAATAATTCTAGGGCTAATTACTTAAGATCAATGACAAGAGATCATGACAAAAGAATATGGTTAGAAAACAATGATTTTAAAATCATAGAGATTTTTGAAAAAGAGGTAAACTTACTGTCAAAAGAGTATATTCTAGATAAGTTTGGAATAGATATTTAAAATAGTGTAATATTTTGATATAAATGAGTAAAAAAGAAAGCACTAGAATACCAGAGCCACTTCTGGATCAAATTAGTGAATGGTCTTGCGGGGGGTTTATGCTGTTTAACTTTGATGAAGAAGGTAATCCACAGGTCTACTCCAAAGTGGAGAGCGAAAAAAACGCTATGTCGTTGCAATACCTTGTGAATCATTGGACTCAGGCTATGGAGTCTATGAATTCAGACGCTTTTATTAACAATATGACTGGCTCGTTCTCAGAAGACCCAGAAGAAGGATACGAAGAAGGATACGATGATGAGTGATACAAATATTAACGAATACTACCCCAAAGAAGAGGTGCCACCAGTAACTTTAACAGCAGGAGAATCTTTAAAACCTCAAGTTGCAGCCCCAGATAAAGAAAAGGAAGTCGTTAATGACTCATTATCTTTAGAGGAAGGGATTGATGATTTAGGTATTGATTTACCTGATATCCCACTTCCTGATGATGACCCAATTGAAGATTCTATTAAAGATGAATTTGACGATGCGGCATTTAATTTTGCTATAGTAGGTGTAGGTCAGGGAGGTTCCAGATTGGCAGAATCTTTTTGGAATTTAGGATATCGTCGAGTAGGTATTATTAATACAGCTCAACAAGATCTTTCTTTAATTAAAATACCTGAAGCTAATAAACTTTTAATTGGCGATGGAGGAGCTGGTAAAAATCCTGACGCGGCTGATGAAGTTTTTAGGACTCGTTATGAAGATATTCTAGATTTTCTTAAAAAGACTTTTGGAAACGGTTATGAAAGAGTATTAGTTTGTGCAGGAGCTGGTGGAGGAACCGGCGCTGGAGGGGTATCTCGCGTTTTAGAAATTTGTCATGATTTAAATCAATCTCTTGGAAAAGAAACTAAGGACACTGACGCTAAAGTCGGCTGTATTCTAGCTTTACCCACGAAAGGTGAAGGTATTAAAGTTCAGGAGAATGCAAAGAAAACTACATTGAAAGTATTAGATCTCCAAAAAGCTGGAGTTATTTCACCTTTAGTTATTTTAGACAATGAGAAAATTAAACAACTTTACCCCAAATTGAGTATCAATCAATTCTGGAGTACGGCAAATAGTAGTATTTGCGCAGTTTTTCATCTATTTAACAAAATTTCAGCTAAGGAATCCGCATATACCACCTTTGATAAAGCTGATTTAGACACGATTTTTTCCTCTGGAATCATTATGTTTGGAGCTACTCCTGTAAAAGACACTAGTGAAACAGGTATATCTTATGCAGTTAGAGATAATTTGCGTAAGAATATTCTTGCAGGGGTAGACGCTTCTACAGGTAACGTAGCAGCTTGTGTTATTATTGGTGATAAATACTCTCTTGATAACATCCCTCAGTCCAGTTTAGAGCATGGGTTTGAGCAGTTGAGTCGGATGATGGGATCTAACTCAACAGTGCATAGAGGGATCTATGCTGGGGCCAAGAAAGGCATGGCAGTTTATACTGCGATAGGAGGTCTTCAAGCTCCTGATAATTTGTTTGACTATTTCTTTAAAGTCGATAGAGTATACAAGTGATACAGGTACTCTAAAAATTAAAAAATAAAGTAAATGCCAATATACTCTAATCAGGTCGAGCACCATGTGCTCGGCGGACTGCTTAAACACCCTGACGTCCTCCCTGACATTGACTCTTTTGTAAATGTTGGTGACTTCTATAACGAAGTTCATCAAACAATTTATTGTGTTTTACGAGAATCTATTCTTAATGAGGATAAAATAGATAAAGTCCTAGTCGGTACAAAAATATCCAATTTGGGTATTTCATCGAAAGATGATATAGAAATATATGATTACATAAACACCCTGTATCACACCTCGATAACAAAAAGCGGAGTAGAAGAAGCCTGTAAAGAACTGGTCAAGTTTAGGATTAGAAGAGAACTTAGTGAAACCGCTGATAGAATTAAAGATCATGTTACTAATTCTTCTTGTGAGACTCTAGAGGAGATAATTTCTAAATCTGATTCCATCTATGGTGAGAAGGTTACTACATACTCTTTTGAAGATGACCCGCAAAACGTTTTTGATGATCTCGAATACCTAATTGAAGAAAGGGGTAATAACCCTGTAGATGATACAGGTCTACCGACTCCATACAGTGAGTTTAATCGACTTTTTGGGGGTCTACGAGATGGGAATGTTTATGCTATCGTCGCCAGACCCGCTCAAGGTAAAACTACATTTATAAATGATATATGTTTAGGTGCTGCTGTTAAGGCTGACATACCTGTTTTGGTTCTTGATACTGAAATGACTACTCAAGAAATCCAATTCCGCATGGCTGCTGCAAATACTGGAGTTCCTCTGTGGTATCTTGAAACAGGTAAGTTTAGAAATAATAAAGAGATGGAAGCTAAAGTTCGAAAGTACTTCGCTACCATAAAGTCTCATAAATATTTTCATTACCACGTAAAAAATAAAAATGTTGATGAAATTTGTGCTTTAATTAGAAGGTGGCACATGAAACATGTAGGTAGAGGCAATAAATGTATTATTGCTTACGATTACGTAAAACTTACAGGAGAAAAAGTAAGTCAAAGTTGGGCAGAGCATCAGGCTATCGGCGAAAAGATTGATAAACTTAAACGAATAGCTGAAGAAATAAATGCTCCTTTAATCACTGCTATGCAAATGAATAGAGCTGGAGAGAGTCATAATAGAAGTTCTAGCAATTTAGTAGATGACAGTTCTGCAATTGCTCTTTCTGATAGGCTCCAATGGTTTGCTAGCTTTGTTGCGATCTTTCGGCGTAAAACTATTGATGAGATAGCTTTAGACGGAGAAAGGTTTGGAACTCATAAACTCGTTCCTCTTAAAACTAGATTTCAAGGGAAAGATGCTGCGGGTCATCAAGATTTAATTAGGCGGACTGTTCTTGAAAATATAAACGGAAGAGAAGTGGAAAGTGAAAAATTAATAAACAATTTTTTAAATTTTTCTGTGTCTAACTTTAAAGTAACGGAGCAGGGGTCTCTCGAAGACATTATAAGATTTGAATCTCAAAATTTTGATATACAATCTGGTAACAACAGTGATACTGGACTATTGATATGAGTGATAGCGTAAAGGATATACTTACCCAAATTGGCTACACGTTACGAGATTGCGGAAACGAATATAGAGCTAAACCTCTTTATCGAGATTCAGATAACCATAATGTTTTGTGTATTAAAAAAGACACCGGGGTATGGTTTGACTTTAAAGAAAACAAATATGGGAAACTGGAAGATCTAGTAAAGCTGACTTTAAACCTTAAGGATGTTTCTGAAGCTAAAGACTTCATAAAAAATAAGTTTAACTATCAGGCCCCAAAAGTTAGTAAACCTAAGGTAAAAAGTCAATCTTCCTACAGAACTGATAATTTAAGTAAAATTTATCCAGAATACACATACTGGGAGAACCGGGGGATAGATAAAAGGACATTGGAAGTCTTTGAAAGTGGGGTTATGAAAGACGGTAAATTAAAAGGTAGATACGTATTTCCAATTTTTGATAAATTAGATCGACTAGTGGGCTGCGCTGGTAGAGACGTTACAGGGGGAAGCGCTATAAAATGGAAACTTTTGGGAGAAAAAAAGTTTTGGGTATACCCTTTCAAGTATAATCAAAATCATATCAAGGAGTCTAAAAAAGTTTTTCTGGTCGAGAGTATCGGTGATATGTTAAGCCTGTGGGAGGCTGGTATAAAAAATACCTTGGTTTTGTTCGGGTTAAATGTTTCATCTAAGATTAAACAAATATTAATTATGTTAAACTTGGAGAAAATATACATCTGCCTGAATAATGATGAGAATGGAGCTGGTAATACAGCTTCCCAAAAAGTCTACTCCAATCTTTTGAACCATTTGGACACAAATCAAATTTCTATAGAACTGCCAACTAAAAATGATTTTGGCTGTATGAGTAAGAGTGAAATATTAAAATGGAAAAATCAAATAAACCCGTAAAGGAAAAAATTCTTTCAGCGTCTAGGATTAAGACCCTTGAAACTTGTTCTTGGTCCTATTGGTGTAATTATCATTTAAGAGTCCCTCAGAAACAAAATGAGGGCGCTTTACGAGGAACCGTATGCCATCTAGCGTTTGAGATGCTTGTGAAGCCCAAGCATAAAAAACATTTTACCAAATTAGTTAAAAGCGGTTCTATTAAAAGCGATCCAGCTATCTTAAGGTTAGTCTTGAAGCACCTAACCCAAATGGAAAGAGCTTATGATCTTCCCATGACTAATGAAGAAAATTTTAATCTAGTTGATGAAATGATTCTTGTAGGTTTAAATTGTGATTTCTTTGGAAAAGGCGGTAAGGTGGACAAACCCGAGCACGAATTCTTACTAGAGAGCAAAGACCCCGAATACAAAGTTAGAGGATTTATTGATAAGCCGATAGTTTACAAACGCGGAAAAAAGATTAAAATTGTAGATTATAAAAGCAGTAAATATAAGTTCAGGGGGGAGGAGCTCCATTCAAATATCCAAGCAATGGTTTACACCTTAGCCTCAAAGAAAGAGTGGAAAGGACTTAAACCTATGGTAGAGTTCCAATTTTTACGTCACCCCAAACAACCTCTTCAGCAATTGGAGTTTACCGATGACCAGTTAAAAGGTTTAGAATACTATCTGGCGCATACCTTCTCAATTGTAAACAATTTCACTGAAGAAACCGCTAAAACTAATTACGCAGCCGATACAAAGAAAAATTCTTGGATGTGTAAAATAGGTAAGTGGAGATGCCCGTATTTAGACCCTTATGATTACTTTGTTATTGTCGATAAGAGCGGAAAAGAAATTAACAAATCCTTTAAGAAGAAGGACTTGGAAAAAAAACTTTTACCTGAAGAAGGGCAAAAAATAGAGGAGAGAAAATACGATGGATGTCCTCGTCACAAACATCCAAAAGTTACAAACAATATCCTTGACATGTTTTCATGATTTCATTAGAATTGGTCGCATGGAAGAAATAGTTCCTCTTTTTAAAAGTCATTGTAGTTTAGGTAGGTCAATACTAACCTTAGAAAAACCAGAAGATGAAAAAAATTCAGAAGTCAGTGATTCCATATTCGATATAGCTCAAGAAGATAACCTAAAAGAAATTTTTCTTGTCGAAGACAGTATGACAGGTTTTTTGCAAGCGTATACTAATTCACAAGCTTTAGATTTAAAGTTAATTTTTGGTTTACGTTTAACATTCTGCCCAGACTGTTTGGAGAAATCGGAAGAAGGAAGAAAGAACTCTTATAAAAATGTAATTTTTGCACGTAATCACCAAGGGTACAAACAGTTAATTAAAATTTATACTTATGCTGCTCAGGAAGGTTTTTACTATGAACCTAGAATTGACAATCAGAAGTTTAAAGAGTATTATACTGAAGACTTGGTGGTTGGGGTTCCTTTTTACGACTCTTTTCTTTACGTAAATAAATACACAAATTCACATTGTGTACCTGACTTTTCTTTTTGTGATCCTGTGTTTTTTTTAGAGGATAACGATGTATTGATAGATCAGGATTTATCTGCTTCTGTGTTAAATTTTTGTGAGGATAAGTATGAAGTCATTAAATCTAAAAGTGTTTATTATAAAAACGAAAAAGATTTCGGAGCTTACTTAACTCATCGATGTATAAGTAAAAGGACATCGCTTGAAAAACCTAATTTTGAAGGAATGTGTTCAAATGAATTTTCTTACGAGAGCTACAAAAGGCAAGTAAATGGATAGTCACTTAATAAGATTCCAAGAGAAGAAGTTTTTATTTTTAGATTTTGAAACCTTTAACCTAAACCTTAACTGTGAATTTAATTTACCATGGCAAGTAGCCACTCTTCTTATTGAGACAAAAAAAGATGACAATGGTAATTTAAGAAATTATGAAATAAATCGTCAAGATTTGCATCTAGAATGGGACACAGACCTAAAGATAAGTGCTGATGCAAGACGTATAACTGGATACTCAGAAACAAGATTTAAGCAGAAATGCATTGCTCAGGAAGAGGCATTTAAAGTTATTTATGAGCTTTGTGAAAAATGTGATTATATCGTGGGTCATAATGTTCTGGGGTTTGATATATTTTTATTAAGAGATTGGTACAAGTTTCATGGAAAGCCTTATAAGCATTTACCTTTCAAAGTTATAGATACTCTTTCTTTTGGGAGATCCCTAGCTATAGATTCGAGTTTCGAAAAAAGCGGTAGTTCACTTTTTGAATTCCAAATGAAGATGCTGAGTGTCAGAAAAAAAGGTCTTAAAACAAGTCTGGGAGCTTTAGGTAAAGCTTACGGCATTGAGCACGATTACGCTAAACTGCATGATGCTTTAGTAGATCTTGAGCTCAACTTAAAAGTTTGGAATAAAATTAAACAACAGATAGATTTTTAATCAAACTTGCTAGCTTCTATAATTACATATGGCTAGTTTAGACTTTGTATACGATATAACAGACAAACTTGAAGAAGACAATATAGAGTACATCGTACTCACTCTCCAAGAAGGTAAAGAAACAGATACAGTAAATATATTTTACAGTACGAAACCAGAGTCGAAAGACTCTATACTAACAGCCCTCGAGAAGCTCACAAAACTTATAAAAGAGAATGACGGTAACGACTCACCAAAAAAAAGAAGACGCCGGAAAAAACCTTAAATTTTCAAGCAGGTTTGAACCTTTAGATTTACCTTTGCATGGTGTTCGGCTCCCACAGTTTAAAATTGAAGATAAACATTTTAAAGAATACGAGATAGATAAGACTGTTACAAATTTAGAGTTTTTGAGACGTCTGTGTACAAAAAGGTTTAAAGTTTTAGGACTGGATAAAAAAGATAACAGTAAGGAGTATGTCGACAGAATGAAAAGGGAACTCACGCTTATCAAAGAGCTTGGTTTCGTTGATTACATGCTTCTTGTTTGGAAGGTCGTTAAATTTTGTAGAGATAAAGATATCCCTTTAGGGCTGGGGCGTGGATCAGCAGCCGGGAGCTTAACCCTTTACTTACTGCATGTTACATCTATTGACCCCATTAAATATGACTTACTATTTGAGAGGTTTGTTTCTAAAGCTAGAGCTAAGAAAAACGTAGTTGATGGAGTGACCTATTTGGATGGGGATTTAATGTGCGACGTAGATATTGATGTATGTTACTATCGGAGGCAGGAAATCTTAAAATACCTTAAAGAAGAATTCTCAGGATATAGTTCTAAAATTCTTACATTAAACACTCTCTCAGGAAAGCTAGTCATGAAAGAGTGCGGTAAAGTAGTGTCTGATAAGAACGAAACTGAAATGAATCATGTTTCAGGTATGATTCCAAAGGTTTTCGGGCAGGTTATGGATATTGCGGAAGCTAGAGAAGAAGTAGAAGAGTTCGATAAGTGGTGCAAGGAAAACCCTAAAGTCTACAAAATAGCTCAAAAGATAAAAGGTTTAATTAAAAATAAAGGAGTCCACGCTTCGGCTGTAATGCTTTCTTATGAGAAAACCTTGGATAGCTGCCCCTGTGAGTTAGACTCGTCCAAAGAGCCTGTTTCCACTTTTGAGGCTAATTGGGTTAATAAATTTAACGTTAAGTTAGATGTATTAGGACTTAGAACTTCTTCTGTGGTTTCTGAATGTTGTAAAACTCTTCGAGAATCTCAAGGTTTGGATATATATCCTGAAACTATTGATCTAGATAACACTGAAATATACGAGCTATTAAATGCAGGCATGCAGGAAGGTCTACCTAATGGTTTATTCCAAATTGAGGGAGATTTAGCTACGCAAACGTGTCTCAAAGTCAAACCTAAGACATTTGAACATTTAAGTGCTGTTTTAGCATTAGCTCGCCCGGGGGCTATGGATTACATTGACCAATATGCTGAATATGTAAACAACGATACATACGATCCTATTCATGAGTTTTTTAATGACATTCTAGGAAAAACTGGAGGTATCGCTTTATATCAAGAGCAGTTAATGGCAATGGCTCATAAAATTGGATTTACCCTTGATGAGGCGGAGGTATTAAGACGTATCGTCGGTAAGAAAAAAGTTTCAGAAGTCCGAAAATGGAAAAAGAAGATTAGGGATAAAATAAAACAAAAAGGTCTAGATAAAGAAATCGGAGACGTTTTGTGGAAAGTTCTAGAGGATTCAGCTAATTATTCTTACAATAAATCTCATTCAATTTCTTACGCTGCTCTAACTGCTGCAACAGCTTACTTAAAATTTAAATACCAAAAAGAATTTTATTTGTCACTATTAAAGATGACAAAATTCGAACCTAAACCCTTGGAGGAGATATCCAAGATATCAAGAGAGCTTAGGATAAAAGGAATAGAACTTCTGGGGCCTAATTTGCTTAAGTCAGAAATGGATTTTTCCATTGAAGGCGAAAATATTAGATTCGGACTCACTTCAATTAAAGGGATAGCGGAAAAGTCTATACAGAAATTAGAATCTTTCAAAGATAAGTATTCTAGTAAATTTGATGTTTTTCAAGGTGCGGGTGAAGCTGGTATAGGAGTTGGAATTCTTTCGTCTTTAATTCAAGCTGGAGCTTTAGACGGCAACGTGAAAGAGCCTAGAAGTAAGCTCGTAGCCGAGGCTCAATTATGGAATATTCTCACTAAAAGAGAGCGAGGTTATGTTTTTGACATTGCTGATCAATATGATTATGGGTTGGCAAAGATAGTGCATGTACTTTACGAAGAGCTGAAAGATATAAAAGGTAAGCCTATCATAAAGGAGTCTCGAATGGAAACGATTAGAAAACATTTTGAGCCTTACAGAGAGATTTACAACAAGAATAAATCGAATGAAGATTTTGCAAACTGGTACTATGAGAACATTCTCTTAGGATATACCTATGGGAAAAGACTTAAAGATGTTAGCCCCGAATATAGCCACCTTACAACCATTGAGGATTCCTTGAATGAGGTTGAAGGATCTACTGTTACCTTCATCGGGACGATTGAAGATACGTTTAAAAGCAAAAGTAAGAAAGGCACTCCTTACTTTAAAATGACAATTAAAGATGAGACGGCCGAATGCAACGCTATGATTTTTACTCAGAAAAAGAAAGACAATATCGAGATATGTAAAAATTCAAACAATGGAGACTTGCCAAAGAAAGGTAATATTGTTATAGTAAAAGGATCAGTCAAAGAAGGTAATACGGTGTTCGCAAGCAAAGTTAAAGTCCAAGATCAAAAGATTTACATGAAGTTAAGTCAGTTAAAAAAGTAAACAAACTTAATTTCTCAACCCCAACCCCCCTAAATTAGTAAAGTATTATGTTACAATTCTATAAACCTAACCCAAAAAACACAGGCGCAGCCTGCTCATTCTCTTACAATAAAAAAGATAAAGCAGTATGGGTCAATTTCGTAAAACAATCGAGCTGGAATGGCGATAGCAAAACTGGAACTTTCAGAGGATCAGGGCCAGATAAAAAAGCTAACTCTAAATTTAATATGACTGAGGTAGCTGGTCTGGTTCACGCTATAGAGACTTCTGGTGAGTATAGTAATTACCATGGTAATAGAGAGAGGAATACTAAATTTACATTTTGCCCTTATATGCAAAACGAGAAGCAAATTGGATACAGTTTTAAATTAGCTCAAAGTAATTCGGCCGATGGAACAAACAAGTCTTTTCTCATTGGGTTTAAGTTCGAAGAAGGTCGTCTTCTCAAGCAGTTCCTTCTGACAGTAATTAATAATTACTCTCTCGAATCTATTGAGCAAAGCCAATACGGAAATTCTAACGACTACAATAAAGGATCAAATAATTACAATAAAAATCCTGATCCAGTTCAGAAAAAAGTAGAAAAAGCTGCTTCGGCTGCGGATAATAATCACAGTGGAAACACTGATGATATCCCGTGGTGATGAAGAAAAAAGTATTATTTCAAACTGATTCTAGTTTAGCTAAAACGGGCTTTGGCAGAAATGCTAAGGCCCTTTTGTCTTATCTATATAAAACAAAAAAATATGAAATAGTGCAGTATTGTTGCGGTACTGATTATTCTAACCCTAGCTTGCAAGCTACGCCTTGGAAGTCTATTGGCACTTTACCAAGTGATCCAGCCGAAAGAAGCCGAATAGGTCAAGACGCTGGGCAGGCTAGGTTAGCTAGTTACGGAGGATATTTAATTGATAAAGTTATCAAAGAGGAAAAACCAGATTTCTATTTTGGTGTTCAGGATATTTGGGGAACTGAGTTCGCAATCGATAAACCTTGGTTCAAAAAAATAAATTCTGTTATCTGGACCACCTTGGATTCATTACCTATTCTACCATCAGCAGTTAAAAACGCTCCTAAAATAGAAAATTATTGGATATGGAGCTCTTTTGCAACGAAAGCTCTTAATGAAATGGGTCATAAGCATGTTAAAACAATGCATGGCTGTATTGACACTTCTAATTTTTATAGATTATCAGATGAAAAAAGATTAGAGTTGAGAAAAAATAACAATATAGAAGAAGATGCTTTTATAATTGGGTTTGTTTTTAGAAACCAGCTTCGTAAATCTGTACCCAACCTACTGGAAGGTTATGCAAAATGGAAAAAAGATAACAAGCCAGAACGCAAAACTTACCTACTTTTACACACGTATTGGAAAGAAGGGTGGAATATTCACTCTTTGGCTAAAGAATACGGGATTCCAGTAGATGAAATTTTAACAACTTATGTTTGTAAAAAATGCTCGGGTTATCAAGTAAAACCTTACGCAGGAGAAGATCAAGTATGTCCAGCTTGTTATCCTGAAAAAACTCAAATAACTACGAGTGTAGGGTTCGGAGTTTCCGAGCAGCAGTTAAATGAAGTATATAATTTAATGGATGTCTACTGCCATCCTTTTACGAGTGGTGGTCAGGAAATACCTATTCAAGAGGCTAAATTAACTGAGCTAATAACTTTAGTTACAGACTATAGCTGCGGTGAAGAAAGTTGTGAAGAAGGTTCAGCTTCGATACCTTTAAATTGGACAGAGTATAGAGAGCATCAAACGGAATTTAGAAAAGCTTCTACATGCCCTGTGTCCATAGCTTCATCAATTGATAAGGTTTATAACATGACAACCGAAAAGAGAAGGGAAATGGGCAAGCAAGCGCGAGATTGGGCTTATGATAACTTTTCTGTAGAAGTTGTGGGGAAGAAATTCGAAGACTTTATAGATAACACACCTAATAAAAATTATGACTTTAAAGATGAAGACCCCGATCAGCAAAAAAGAAATTTTCCTGATGGGGTAGTTCCTCATGTTGAAAGTGATTCGGAGTGGATTTTATCATTATATAAAATTATTTTAAATACAGATAATCACACAAATGATGAAGGCTACAAAACTTGGATGAACTCTTTAGCCAATAAAGTCCCGAGGTCTCAAGTCGAAGACTATTTTAGAAAAGTAGCTCGAGAACATAATGCTAAATATTTTCCTGTTAAGATAGAAGACTACTTAGATGAAGACGATGAAGGTAAACGTATGATATATGTTATGCCTGAGTCAGAAGTCGATGTTTTTCTTTCAACAGCTCTATTCAAGTCAATAAAAAATAAATACCCTGAATACAACCTGTATGTAGCTACAAAACCTGAAAATTTTTCTATTCTTTTAGGAAATGAGCATGTTCATGCTACTATCCCTTATAATCCTCAGTTTGATAATACTCTCTATTTGGAAGGCGTTGGTGACACAGGGGGTAATTTTGAAATTGCTTTCACGCCACACCTTACTACTCAGAGAGTTAGCAATTATATTCATAATAATAAAGATTTAGTAAATAAAGAATACTTATGCACATTTTAGAATCTTACGCTTTACAAAATGATCTCAAGATAGATTTACCAGAGGTATATGAAAAATATTTCCCCCTCGCTGTAGATAAGTTTATAACTTTAGACACCTCCTCCTTAGAAACTGGAGCAATGATGTATGACTATTGGAATTTAGTCGTTGAATCTTTATCAGGTAGACTTGAAGCTCAAGGAATAAAAATAGTTCAACTAGGCTCTAAAAAATGTCAACCCATTCCGGGGTGTTATTTAACAGTTGGTCAGTGTGATTTTAATCAACGAAGTTATATAATTAAAAGATCTTTACTGCATCTAAGTGTTAATAATGAATCTTCTCATATTGCTTCAGGTTTTAACAAAAAACTTGTAGTCGTTTTTCCTAGAAACTGTTACGTAAATCAATTTAGCCCTTACTGGTCTAAGACTGATGACGTTACTATTTTACAGGGGGAGAGCTCTTTAAAAAAACCTTCCTATAATCCAGCCGAGTCTCCTAAAACAATAAACACGGTCAAACCTGAAGAAATTGTTAAAGCAGTACTTCGAAAGTTAGATCTTTTTGAAGAAAGTGATCCCGATTGGCAATACGAAACTTTAAAAATTGGCGCTTCTTATAATCGCAGAAGAATTGAATCAAATTTAAGTCATTTGATAGACCCTAAACAGCTAGGGGTAGCTTCTATTATAGTTAGAATGGATTTAAATTTTAACGAAGCTAATCTTGAAGAGCAGTTAAAACAAGGACCTTGCTCAATAATTACCAATAAAGCTATAAACAATGAAATTATAGATAAATACCACAAGAGTATACTGGAAATAGTTTACTATATCACTGATGATCATGATCCAGACTTCATTAAAAAAATAAAATCTAAATCTATTAAATATATACTAAGAAGTAGGAAAAGTGATGAAGAAATTAATGACCTTAAATTAGATTACTTTGACTATGGTATAATAACACGAATGGCTCCGAAAGAACAAAATGATTTTAAAGAGCTGAAAGACAAGGACAATTTATTTTATCGATCAAATTATTTTATTATTCATAATCGTAAATTTTATCCAAATACCGCAGCTTTAGCTAGACTAAAACAAGGGGGCGAAGTTTTTAATCACGATCCTCACGAAGTGATTGATGACCCTTCTTTTTGGGAGGATGAAGAGCACTACCATATTTTTAGGAAAAAGTAATTGACTTTAAAACCGTAGCCAAATACTATTATCCCTAATATGGGAACTATGATTAACAAACCGCCTTTGATCGTTAAGCGCAATCAGTATGGGCTTTTAGAGGACGAAAATGTAAAATATGAATTCACTCTTGATGGCAGTGTCAACTGGCGCAAGATGATCAAACCTGAATTTCTTGTTGCTAATAGAGATATAACAGCGGAGACAGATATTAGTAAGCTGGAGGATAGGGAGCTAATTATTTTGCTCGGGGGGCTTAAAGACTTAGCCTCTATTCGTGGGTATACTTCTGTTGAGTACAGGGTCCATAAATCTTCTGCTGAATACGTATGTACTTCTTGTAGAATAACTTGGATACCTAATTTTGAGACTACTGGAGAAGATCCTATTATTTTCGAAGCCATCGCTGACGCACATCTTAATAATACCGAAGGTTTTAGCCAAATGTATTTAGGCGCAATAGCAGAAAATAGAGCTTTCTGTCGTGCTGTAAGGAACTTCTTGCGTATTAATATTGTCGCTAAAGAAGAATGCAAGTCTGTTAAAATCTCAAAACCTATTCCTAGTCAGAACTCTGCTTCACCTGATATCTTTTTGGTTAACCTAATGAAGGATAAAAAAATAGATTTTGCTACAATACAGAGTAAGATGGTAAAAGAATCTGTTGATGGAGCTAGTGAATGGAAGAGCGTTAAAGATATTCCACGAATTAAGATGTTCGAAATCATTGAGAGGATTCAGAAGAAAACTAAAAAATGAAAATAGCAATAATAAGCGGAGGTTTTGACCCAATTCATGTAGGGCATATTGAGTTAATGCAGAAAGCTAGGGAAATTTCTGACGCTTTATTGGTTATAGTTAATAATGATGAGTTTTTGATTAATAAAAAAGGAAAAGCGTTTATGCCTTTTGACGAAAGGGTTAAAATTATACAGTCTATACAATATGTTAGCGGGGTTGTAAAATCTGTTGATAAAGATCAGACTGTCTGTGAAACGTTAAAACAAATTGTAGCCAACTCTAACTTAGACGAAACACTTTTATTCTGTAACGGAGGAGACAGGACTTCCGGTGAAAATACCCCAGAGCATAAATTATGTTTAGAGTTAGGTATTAAACCACAATACGGGTTAGGGGGTAAAGTTCAAAGTAGTAGTTGGCTTGTGAAAGGGTGAAAGTTTATTTGGGCCCATAGCTCAGTTGGTTAGAGCAAGCGACTCATAATCGCTGGGTCGGGGGTTCAAGTCCCTCTGGGCCCACCAAGCTGCTCCGATGGCCGAATGGATAAGGCAACAGCCTTCTAAGCTGTAGATTCTAGGTTCAAGTCCTAGTCGGAGCGCCAAAAATTTAAATTATGGAACAGGAATCATTAAATAAGACATGGTTTGTAGATATTGACGGAACAATAGTCCATCACTACAGTAACCATACGTTAGACGAAGCCATTGAAAAAATGGGAAATGATAGTTTTTTAACTGAGAAACCAATTAAAAAAAGTATAGATTTCCTTAATTCTTTGCCTAAAGGTGATGTAATTGTCTTAACCACAGCAAGAAACACAGAGCACAAACAGCACACGTTAGATATGCTAAGACATTTTAATGTAAGGTATGACAAAATTATGTTTGATTTAGAGTCTGGTCCTCGGTATGTTGTTAATGATATAAAACCAGTAGGAACTGCAGGTAATGACAAACCTATTAAAACAGCTTACGCTATAAATGTTGAAAGAGATAAAGGTATCCAAAGCAAACAGTATGAATGTTAAATTAATTTCATTAACTCAACCTCATGATAGTGATATGAATTGTGAGGATTTAATTGCTTATTGTGCACGAGTAAGTAACCCATCTAATCAAAATAATACTGCTACTGCTCCAAAACTGTTAAAATATTTGATTAAACATCGTCATTGGTCACCATTTGAGATGGCTAGTATGACTTTAGAAATAAAAACCAGTAGAGCGATTGCTGCTCAAGTACTTAGACATCGCAGTTTTAGTTTTCAGGAGTTCAGTCAGAGGTATTCGGTTGCTCAAGAGCTAGAGCCTGTTGAACTAAGACAACAGGCAGTTAAAAATAGACAGAGCAGTACAAGTGAATTTACTAACTCTACTTTTCTAGCAAAAACCAGAGAGCATTTAGCTAAATCTGTAGCCCTTTATAACGAGGCGATTAAGCTTGGAGTAGCAAAAGAGTCTGCTAGGCTGCTGCTACCTCTTACTACCGAAACTACAATGTATATGGCTGGAACAATTCGTTCTTGGGTCCATTATATTGATTTGAGGTCACAGGAAGATACTCAGAAAGAGCATAGAGATATAGCTGTAAAATGTAGAGATATTTTTTGTGAAAATTTTCCTAACATTTCCGAAGCATTGAGTTGGAAAAATGTGTAATTCTAAAAAATGATTGTTGACCTTACATCTCAAATACTAGCGGAAAAAGAGAATAAAACTCTTAATAAACCTTTCCGGACACCCGGCGGTCCCAAAAAGTTCTCTGTTTACGTTAAGAACGAGAAAGGGAATGTCGTAAAAGTTAACTTCGGCGACCCTAACATGGAGATAAAACGCGATGACCCTGATCGGCGTCGAAGTTTTCGGGCTCGTCACAACTGTAGTGATTCGGGACCTAAGACTAAAGCTCGATATTGGAGCTGTAAGATGTGGGAAGCTAAAAAATCAGTAACTGATTACGTTAAAGGGGAATGGAATGGTTCTGATCTGTTTGATCATGATAATTTGCTAACGATTAATCCGAGTTTAGCTTTTACTGATGAGGAGGACACAGAGATAGATGACGGTTGTGGGTGTGGGGGGTGTGGTTGTGAATCTCAAGCAGCTCACAGTATGTCTAAGTATAGTTTTAATAACCCCGGTGAAGCAATGAAAATGGCAAGAAAATTGGGTTTTGATAAAGTTCATACTCATAAACAGGGGGATGATACAGTTTTTATGCCCGGTCCTAGCCATGAAGCCTTAATGAAAAAGCTCAAACAGTCTAAAGGTAGCGACGACGAAGAAATAAATATGATTTCAGCACAGGTTGCTAAATCTATTGATCAGATGGTTGAGCTTCAGGCTATGATTAGAGAGATGCCTCAAGACACCGATTTTGAAGGATGGATTCAGTCAAAGATTACAAAAATATCAGACTATGTAAATAGTGTTCATAGTTATTTAAAGTATTATGACAGTTCTGATGCTTCTCTCTATGAAATGTCAGCAGAAGAATATAAGGAAGTCATGAGTACTGAAGATATACTTGCTGCTAGACCGGGGCCAAAATCAGGAGCTCAGACTCCTTCCAAGCCTAGCGAAAAAAAGAAAGGTTCTTCTAAAAATAAGCCCGGTAGCGCAGGTAAAGGCGGATCTTCTATTACTTTTTCTGAACAGGTACTTAACTCTTTAAAAAATAAAGTCAAAGAACACAACACTAAGAACAAAAAGAAAGTGACTCTTGGCCAACTTAAAAAAGTTTACAGGCGTGGAGCGGGAGCATTTTCTCAATCTCATCGTCCCGGAATGACTCGGGGAGGATGGGCTATGGCTCGTGTTAACATGTTTTTAAAAATGAAACGTGGTGGGAAAGTTAAAGATTCTTACCGAAAAGCAGATGGGGATATATAGTATGAGTAATAAAGAACAGATACAGGATATGATAGAGTCTCTTAGCTCTCTTGATACACAAAGAATGACTGAGGATAATAAAGATGAGGCAGCTTATTTGATTAATGATATAATTATTTCATTAGAGGAATTGATTGACATATGCTAGAGGTCAGCTTATCATACTTTAATGTATGAGTATAGAGCTGAATTAGTTAGAGTAATAGATGGAGACACAGTTGATTTAATTATCGACTGTGGTTTTTCCATTTTTACACACCAAAGAGTCCGCCTCTACGGTATAAATACTCCAGAAACCCGCACTAGGGACAAAGAAGAAAAGGTTAAAGGTCTAGCTGCGAAAGCTAGGCTAGAAGAGCTTTTACAGTCTACTGATAACATCTTAATAACAACGAAGCTCGACAAAAAAGGGAAATACGGTAGACTTTTAGGGACCTTGTGGGACGAGAATAAGGAAAATAATTTTAATCAAATGCTTCTTAGTGAAGGACATGCTGTAGAATATGGAAAGAACTAAAATGAACATAGCGATTGTTAGTTTTGAATGCCCTCCCGCTAATGATAGAGAAATAAGTTTTCCAAATAAGCAGAGGTATTGCGATAAACATGGTTATGATTTTATATCATATACTGATTCCGTTGAGAAAGACCTTCATCCCGCTTGGTCAAAAGTACCATACGTCTCTAAACATTTATCTGATTACGATTGGGTCGTATGGATGGATTCAGACACATATCTTATAAATGCTGATACGAAGCTAGAGTCATTTATTGATGAGTCTAAAAATTTTATAATTCAAACTAAACTTTCAGGGTCTATTTGTTGTGGAGCTTTCTTTATTAAAAATTCTAAATGGAGCATAGACCTGTTGAGTCGATGGTGGTCTACAAGATTTGATACAGAATGCTTGGATGCTAATAATAAAATATGGGAAGAGCTTGGTTTGAAAAAGATTGTTGGAGATCAAGGGGAAAAAGATTTAGATAATATTAAAGTTTTAACAGAAGGTCTTCAAAGTAATCCAGAGAACACCAATAAAAATACTTTTTTGATGCACTCGAGGAGGGGGCACAGAGATATATCCTCGAAATCTCATTTAATTTTTTGAACATGTCTTAGGGTTTAATATAATTTAAAGATGACTAACAACCCTTTAGATTTTACCTTAGCTGAAACTAACTTAGTAGAGGAGCGCTTAACGCGTGAAGCTTGTCTGAACTTCGGTAATGAAAATTTTTCTAATCGCCGCACAATGCTAGAATGGGGTGTAGGCGGTAGTACTTTTTGTTTTAGTAGACACGTTTATAAATATTATGCGATAGAGCATGATTACGATTGGTACAATAAAGTTTGCAAAGAGCTTTTAGATAGAGGAACTTCAAATGTTATGTTAAACTTTGCTTTACCAAATGATCGTGAAGCTTATGACTACAATATTGACGTACCTATTTTTAATAATGAAAAAGGTAAAGATATATTCAAGCATTATATTAATTACTGTACTAATTTCCCTTTCGCATTTGATTTCGTATTGATTGATGGCCGAGCTAGAAAACACTGTGCCTTTAAAATACATCCATTATTGAAACCCGAGAGCTTGGTTTTCTTTCATGATTTCAATAATAGACCTTATTATCACGACATTTTAAAAGAAAAATATAAAATAGTAGAGAAACAAGACTCTCTTGCTGTTCTATCCCCCATTAAGCAATGACAACGATGATTTTATTAACTACTGTAGTGATATCTCTTTTGTTTATCATAGAGACTACGAACTCTTAATATGAAAATTGCATTAGTAACATATGAATGTCCTCCCGCAGACTTTAAAAAGATAAGTTTTCCAAATAAGAAAAAATACTGCGAGAAACATGGGTATGACTTTTGGGGCTCTGAGCAAAAATTATCGAAATTTCATCGCCCTTCGTGGGATAAAATTTTACATGTCCTGAGTTTTATAGAAGGTTATGATTGGATTTTTTGGTCTGACGCTGATAGTTTTGTAATAAATTCTGAAATTAAATTAGAACAGTTTATAGACAATGAGAAAGACTTTATCATTGGTGTCGATGAGCACATACAAGTAAATATCAGGGCTTCTAGGTACGTAGGTATTAACTCAGGTCAGTTTTTTATAAAGAATACTCCTTGGTCTATAAATTTACTAAACACATGGTGGGAGCAGCATAAAATAGATTCTGACCCTTCAGCGCCTCAGTGGGATCAGCTCGCTCTTAAAAAAATGATAGGAGCAGGAGGAGAATTTTATCCTGAAAAAGTTAAGGTTTATACAAATCCTCGGGAAGGTTTTAATGTAGTGCCTGAGTTTACAAATTCAGACACTTTTATTATGCATTGCCGTCGGGAGCATCGTAACTTCGAAGATAAAAAGCATTTAATTTTTTAAAAAATATTTATGAAAATAAGCTCGATAACATCTCTCTATAAATCAGAAAAGTTTATTAAAAATTTTGTAAAACAGTTTGAAGATCAATCTATAGTTAAAGATGTCGAGATAATTATTATTGACTGTAACGAGGACGATAAAGATTGTAAGCTTTTAGGCGATTTCATTAATCATCCGAATGTTTACTATGAAAAATTAGACTCAGACCCCGGTGTCTACGGAGCTTGGAATAAAGCTTTAGAACATGTTACGACTGATTATATTACTAACAGCAACACTGATGACGTAAAAGCTCCTTGGTATTTTGAGCTTATGTATAACTATATGAAGACTCATCCAGAATGTGATGTAGCCTACGGTACTGTTGGAGAAACCCATTATCCTGCTAAACCTTTTTATGAAGATTTCTGCAAAAAAACGTGGCAATGTTTAGAAACAAATTTTAGCACTATAATAGTTGAAAACTCACCTCACTGCATGCCTACTTGGAAAAGTTCTTTGCATAAAGAGGTAGGTAATTTTGATACAAACTATACTATCAGATCAGATTTTGAGTTTTGGGTCAGATGCTTGACACATAATAAAAGATTTGATAAATTAAATTTTCTAATGGGAAATTATTATTTCAATAAAGAAGGGGTAAGTTTGTCAGACTTTGATAAAGTAGGTATGGAAAATGAAAGCATTATAAAAAAATATTATAAAAATCAGCCAGCGTCTGTCTTTGACTTTTACAACAGTCTAGTTCAAAAAACGTATTAAAAATCCACACGATGAAAAAATTACATAAAATACCCACTGAGGAAATGGAAGAGTTAATCAAGAAAACTCTTGATGAATTAAATGATTATAATAGTCAGCTAAATTTTAGTAGTGACGCTGCTAGAAAAGGTATAGCTGCGGTTATAGCTAAAAAACTAAAGAAAGATAAATGTGTAGTCTGTGGAACTTTCACCGAGTATGATGAATTCGATCATATTGATAAAAGATATTTTTATGTTGAGGGTAGCGGTCAACTGTGTTCTGCTTGTTATATGAGTATGTAATAACCAAGGTAAAAAAATACAAACTGTTTGAATTATGTTAAAAAAAATAGATTACTTCTTTTTGGTGGCAGCTTATTTAAGCTTCGTGATAAGTGTGGCTCTTTGGTTTTTGAAAGATCAAGACGCCGGAATGTATGTTGGCTTATGGGTGCCGAGTATACTAACATTATGGGTTGGGTTGAAACAAATAATTTATAATAGGAAAAAATAATTATGTATTTATTTCCAATATTTTGTTTTGGAGTGGTAATCGTAGGAATTGTTTTTCTTGGAGTAATTGAAGCTACTAAAGAAGATTAATATGAAGATAGGGACACCTCACACAAGAACATCAACCAAAGTAATGTTACTTGGTAGCGGAGAGCTAGGAAAAGAAGTAGCAATTGAGCTAATTCGACTAGGCGTTGAAGTTCATGCATGTGATAGTTATCCTCATGCGCCAGCTATGCAAGTGGCACAAAACTCCCATGTGTTCGATATGCTTGATGAACGGTGGCTGAATGAATATATTAACTTAGTTAAACCAGATTACATAGTTCCGGAAGTAGAAGCTATTGCTACACAGGCACTTACAGTTGCCGAAAGAGAAGGGGTTACTGTTATTCCAAATGCAAAAACGATTCAATTAACAATGAATCGTGAAGGCATTAGAAAGCTTGCTGCGGAAGAGTTAAAGCTACCAACCAGTAAATACAAATTTGCATCAACTGAGCAAGAATTTGCTAAAGCCGTTCATGAAATCGGTATGCCGTGTATCGTAAAACCCATCATGTCTTCAAGCGGCAAAGGTCAATCTGTAGTTTCATCATTTCCTAAAATTGGTCACCATTGGAAAAAAGCTCAAGAAGAAGGGCGAGCAGGAGGAGGTAAAGTAATAGTAGAGGAGATAATTGATTTCGATTATGAAATTACTTTATTAACTGTTGTAAATAGTAAAGGAACAATATTTTGTGAACCAATAGGTCATAGGCAAGTCGATGGAGATTATGTAGAATCTTGGCAACCGTGCGAAATGAATATTACGCAACTTAAAAAAGCAAAAGATATAGCTACTAAAATCACAGATGCTTTAGACGGTTATGGGGTATTTGGAGTAGAATTGTTTATTAAAGGTGATGAGGTTTACTTTAGTGAAGTGTCTCCAAGACCACACGACACTGGACTTGTTACCATCGTTTCTCAGGATCAGTCAGAATTTGAATTACATGCAAAAGCTCTTCTTGGGTTACCTATTAATTCTATTAAGCTAAATACCCCTGCTGCTTCGGTGGTTATTAAACCATTAGGAGTTAGTGATCAAGTCGAATACGATAATTTGGATGAGGCGCTGGATGAAGACAATGTCAAACTCAGGTTATTCGGCAAACCAAGTATTAATGGTAAGCGAAGAATGGGGGTTGTTGTAGCGGGAGATGAATTCGTTAATCTAGCTAAACAAAAAGCAAAAAGAGTTGTCAGTAAAATCAAAACAGTAATGTAATATGCATGAAGAATTAATAATCAAATATTTAATACCACTTGTGATAACTTTAATTTTAATTACTATAGCTACCAGCAGAAAATAAAATTATGAAAGTGATAAGACTCATTGCTAAACCAGATACGTGGTTTAAAGAAGGGACTGAAGTATACGATTATGATGAGTATGGTGTGAGATTTACTTTAGATGAATATGAAGAATGGAAAAAGTCAGGAAATATTCTAGCTCGTGGTATTAGAGTATGTAAAAATCCATTATCGGAAGGCACAGAACATACCCCCAAGGTTTTAGGAGAGGAGTATATTGATGGTGAATTATGTGATATAGATGAATTTGAGGTTGATGTAATATAAAAGATAATTGAATATGAAAATAAAAAATTATGACATATAGGGAAGTTATTAGAAAAATGATGCATCGAGGAATGCTTTGCCCTACAGTAGACGATGAAAGAGGTTTATTCTGGGTTGGTTTTAATGAGTTGGAGTTGCTGGAAAAGGAATTTGACTTAAAGTACTTGGAAGAAACAGAAGAGCCTAAAGAAAAGAAAGAGTTCTTTATAGATAGACAAGGAAGGAAGCAGCCGGTTCCATCCAATCCTTTAAAATTTACAAAAAAAGATTAATTATGGGCAAAGGCGACAAACCAAGAAACTGTTTTTCAACAGTATTTAAAAACAATTACGATGATATTAATTGGGGAGTAAGTGAAAACAAACCTACTCTAATTAAATCAGGAAAAGTTAGAGAGATTTACCATGGGGTTGATGATAAAACTCTTGAAATATTTACTACAGATCGCGTTTCTGCATTCGATCATATTCTAAACCAAACAATACCCGGTAAAGGGGAGATATTAAATGAAATGTCTTGTAAATGGTTTGATATGACTGGTGACATTGTAGATAATCATATAATAGAAAAATACAAGAGCCTTGTGACAGTGAAAAACGCGAAACCTCTTCCAGTTGAATGTATTGTAAGAGGTTACCTTTCTGGTTCTGGTTGGCTAGAGTATAAAGAAAAACAGACAGTCTGCGGAATACCTTTACCATCTGGTTTAAAAGAATCAAGCAAACTCCCAGAACCTATATTTACGCCTTCGACTAAATCAGATGAGCATGATGAAAATATTTCATTCGAGGAGGTGGTTCAAATCCTTGGCTCCGAAGCAGCTAATAAAATTAAAAAATACAGCCTCGAGATATACAAGAAAGCGTACAAGTATGCTTACGATAAAGGTATTATTATTGCTGATACTAAATTTGAATTTGGCATTTATAACAATAGAATTATTCTAATTGATGAACTACTAACTCCAGATTCATCTAGGTTTTGGGGTAAAGGGGTTTACAAAGAGGGTCAAAGCCAACCAAGTTACGATAAACAAATCATCAGAGATTATCTTTTGCAAATTGGTTGGGATAAAAATCCTCCTATTCCTGATTTACCTCAAGGAATAATAGACAAAACTAGCAGGAAGTACCAAGAGGTTTATAATAGACTGTTTGGATGAAAAATATGTGTAAATTTATTAAAAGGCTATTTATGAAATTATCAGGAACCAAAACCACGACAGAAGAAATCTCTGTAGACGCATCAAATCTCCAAAACGAACTTCAGCTTCAAATAAATGATTTATCTAAACAGATAACCGAGCTAGAAAATAAAAAACCAGAAACTAACACCAGCTTAATCTCAGCTATATCGGATTCATTAGCCAGTCAAGAAACACGTATAAGTGAGCTACAGTCTAAATTCCTTACATGGAAAAATCATATAGATGATTCTGATTCTTCAGGCCCCGTCATTGAGCCATCTAAATTTGAATTTGTTTTAGAGGTAGATGCGGACGGTCATTATTCAGATGAGTCTTGGGAGGAGATAATTAAAAAAGGTCAAGAGCTGCAATACGCTTATTATAAAGCTGCGGAAGATAAGTATAGTAAAATTTGGCCGTTATTCCCCGGTTGGCATGGTTCAGCCATGGCTCCAGTTATAAAAATCATTTGTGAAGAACCTGAGTATCATTTTAAAGACACTAAAAGACTTCCCGGCAGATTTTGCCTATCCTCAAATAGAAGATGGTCTTCGGTTTTAAGATTCTATGGAGATGGGCAGAAGGTTCTCAAGGATACAATAGCCTATGGGACCGCTACAAATGCTCCTGTAGGGCTTTATGTAGAAGGGAAGACTAAAGTACAGACAAGTCAAGGAGAGATGCTTATGAAGCCATTTGAGCAGACTATTGAGGATGTTATTCTTTGCGCTCATAATGGAGTGTTACCTATATATTTATCTATGAACCAAGATAGGTTTTGTATTAGAGGAGCAAAAATCCTTCAGCATCAAGGTGCGCTAATAGGAATTAAACATGGACCTATTATAAATGAAACTAATTACCCTTTCCCAGCGATTCAAGACACTGAAGGTAATAATGTTTATCTTGCAGACCCTCGTTTTGAAAATCTCCAAATGGAAGGCCCTCATAACAATAAACGTCCTCAAGCAGCTATGCTTTTAAGCGGGAACAATATTATTATTTCTAATTTGAATCTGTACGGCTGGATGCAGGGACCATATATGCATGGTGGTCAAAATCGTTTAATTAATGGCTTGACTCAGCACTGGGGTAACACACATGATGGCCGAATGTACTGCTCAAGAGATGAAATTGTATCTTACACAGTCAGTTACAGATCTAACACAAAAGACTCTGATTGTTTTTCTGGTATCGCTGGTAATTTTAAACAGTGGTATTTACCTAAAAGAAGTAAAGTTCCATCTAAAGGTGGTTGGCACAACGCTGGAGAAAGCACACTGTAAATAAAAAATATAACAATATAAATGAGCTCTCTTATATTCTCTGGTCGCTCGAACCCTGAGTTGACTAAAAATATTTCTAAAATCCTCAAATGTAAAGAGGAGGTTGAGGTAGATGGAGTTGTTAGTATAACTAATTTTCCTAGCGGTGAAATTTATTGTCAGTATGGTAATAATATAAGAGGGAAAGATGTCTTTATTGTTCAGTCTACAAATAATCCAAACGAAGACTGGATGGAGTTATTACTTTTAATTCAGAGCGCGAGACTAGCGTCTGCAAACAAAATAACAGTAGTAATTCCTTACTTTAGTTATACAAGGCAGGATAGGAAATCTCAACCTCGTTCTCCTATTAGTGCTAGACTTGTTTTAGATTTATTGGAAAAAGCTGGCGCTACTAGAATAATAACATTAGACCTGCATAATATATCGATTCAGGGGTTCTCATCAGTCCCTTTAGATTCTTTATTACCTTGCAATCTATTGATAAATTATTTTAGGAAACATTTGTTTAAAAATGCTGATTTAAAAGATTGGTTGCTTATGTCGCCTGATGTAGGGGGTATCAAAAAAGTAGAGAAGTATTCTGAATTTATGAATATTGATTTCGGTATTGTTCATAAGAAAAGAATTGATGCTGAAAAGGTTGAGCAAAAAGTAATTTTAGGAGAAGTGGAAGGAAAAAATATTTTACTTATCGATGATATGACAGAGAGTCTAGGAACTTTATCCGGCGCTGCAGAGCTGCTAAAAAAAGAAGGTGCTAAACAGGTTATAGCTTTTGTAACGCATATGCCATTGACATCTAAGGGCAAGTCTAATCTTAAAAAAGAAAAATTCATCGATCAAATATTAACTACGAATAGCACTTCTAATATACCTAATCATAAAAAAATAAAAATTATTAATATTGCTCCTATGCTATCTGATGCTATCAGCCGGACAATGAATAATAAAAGTATTAGTTCTCTTTTTGATATTAAAGGATTTTGAGTATGAAAAAAGTTAAATTTAATGTTGAGCTAACTGCGCCGAATAACGCATTAAAATTTAAACTTAAACGGCGAAGTATGAGTTATCCCGATATTATCGGTGGAGATTTTTATGAAGAGTTATCTAAAAAAGAAAAAGATCTGTTTGAGCTGATTGATTTTGTCGATTTGTTGAAAAGTGCTAAATCTAAGAAGATTAGTAAAATAGATATAAAATAATATGTTACACGATGATAGGTTTACTATTCAGCGTATTACAGGTGAGATTATTCTTACTTTTTTAGCGGTATATACTTTGTATTTAATAATAACTAAATATGGGATAGTTTAGTTCAGTAAAAATTTAATTAATGAAATGCAATAATTCAAGACCTCATACCATTCAGTTGGTGTTCACCGCGTCATTATAGCATTGATAATTAATAAAAAGCAGCTTGTTTAGTAATTCACAGATTCATATCATTCAGTTGGTATTCAACATATCATCATTAAGCAAGCTGCCATCAATTTAAATAATGTGTGCGGGTAGTAATTCATTTTCTCATACCATTCAGTTGGTATTCACAGGGTCATCATTGCTCGCATACATTTTCAAAAAAAACATATATGAAAAACATATTAAATAATCGGGTTGTAAAAAAATACAACATTAAACAGATAGTAACTATCGATTTAGGTAAAAACATGGCTTTTTACTATGATCCAAATAAAAGTGATGAAACTTTTAAAATCACTCAACAAGAGCTATTGGATTTACCTAATAAATATGAGAATACTTTATTTGTTTCTGAGGGTGCTCATATGGACAGACCAAAGACAATGAAATCACATGCACAAGCCTTCAAAAAGCATGAACTAAACCTCTTTAAAGATAACTGCAAAAATAATAATAATTTACTAAGATTATTTCCCGAAATGATGTCTTTTCAGACAAGGCAAGAAGGAGAAGAAAAGTCTGATGAGCTAGATCCTATTCACCTCTATAGATATTTAGAAGAAAACCCTAATTTTATTGATGTGCTAAAGAATCCTAGCTCAAACTATAACGCAGATCCAAAGAGACGGGAGGGATGGAGCATTAAAGATAACATGAACACTGCGCTAAACTATGCTAGACGAACCAAGTATGGTAAAGATGATTACTGGTTAATTAGAGAATGGTTAGAAAATAACATCGAGGAAATTAATAAAAATATAGATGACACAACAAAAAAAGTGTTTGAAGTATCTTACTATAAGAAAGGCAATGTTAAAAAAAGTATACAGCAAGGAGACGTTAATGTAAATGCTTTGAATAATGGTATTTACTCCATAATTATGTCTTTATTCGAATTTTCAATTGACGAGAATATGGATGTCGAACACAATTTTAGGAAAAGAGAAGAAACCGGCGATTTACCGGGATGGGGTTTTCTTGAAAAATACGTATACCATTTTTCTCCGTTTCATTTGAAAGGCGGTATAGCAAGAAGTAATTTAAAATTTCATAATTATAAAACTTACCTAGCTAAAAGAGCAGTTGACTTCGGGTACAAAATGGAAAAAAAGAAGTTAAATGGCAAAGCGAAAAACCAATTTAACCCACAAGAAGAGAGTTTTTTTAAACAGGCTCAAAAAGAACATAAAAATGCTTGCAAGCAAATGTTTTATGCTGTAAAAAAAGCGGTAAGAAATAATTTAATTAATGAAATGCAATAATTCAGGAACTCATACCATTCAGTTGGTATTCAAGATGTCATTATAGCATTGATAATTAATAAAGCAAAACGCAGCTTGTTTAGTGATTCATACCCTCATACCATTCAGTTGGTATTCATATTGTCATCATTAAGCAAGCTGCCATCAATTTAAATAATGTGCCCGCATGGTAATTCAGCATCTCATACCATTCAGTTGGTGTTCAACAGGTCATCATCTTGCGGGTACGTTATTACTTTAGCAAAAATTTAAATAATGTGTGCGAGTAGTAATTCATATTCTCATACCATTCAGTTGGTATTCATCGTGTCATCATTGCTCGCACACGTTATTACTTTAAAAAATGAACTATAAAGAATCAGGAGTAGACATAGAAAAAACAGATAATTTAGTCAAAGAAATCTCTGGTCTAGTAGATAATATTGGAGGTTTCGGAGGTTTATTTGACCTTGGTGATAGTTATCTTGTCGGCGCTACTGATGGAGTAGGCACTAAAATACTTCTAGCTCAAGAATATAATATGCTAGACGGTATCGGTATAGATTGCGTTGCCATGTGTGTTAACGATATTATTTGTACCGGCGCTAAACCATTATTTTTCCTAGATTACTTTGCCTCCTCTAATATAGAAGAAAAACAGTATTTAACAGTTTTAAATTCTATTAAAAAAGGCTGCGAAAAAGCAGGTATTCCTCTCATCGGGGGAGAAACAGCAGAATTACCTTCACTAGTAACTGATAATCATTTTGATGTGGCAGGTTTTTGTGTTGGGATAGTAAAGAAAAAAGATTTAATTGACGGTAAGAAAATTAAAAAAGGTGATGTGGTAGTTGCATTTCCAAGTAACGGGTTTCACAGTAATGGCTACTCTTTAGTTAGAAGCATTTTCGACAAGGAAAAGCATGAGAAATATATTGACAAAATCTTAAAACCCACAGAGATCTACGTAAAAGAAGTCTTAAATATATTAGATGCAGGGGTCAATGTCCATGGAATAGCTCATATTACTGGTGGAGGATTAAGTAATTTAGACCGCATTCTCCCTAAAGACTTAAAAGTTAAATGGAAAGATGATATTACTAAACCTTTTGTGTTTGACTTATTTCAAAAAGATGGTAATATAACTGACGAAGAAATGGAAAAAGTCTTTAATAACGGTTTAGGTTTATGTATGGTTGTAGACCCTAAAGAAGTTAATAAAGTTTTCTTGCAGAAAATCAATAGACCCGCTATAATTGCTGGACATATAGAGTAATATTATGTTAGATTGCGAAACCCCTGTAGGGAAAAAGTTTATAAAACATCAGCATGATGTTGAGTTTTTGGTTGGAAAACATTATGATGTTACAGTCAAAACCAAGCATAGTAAAATTGAAAAATATGATGCTGATATTTATGATGAGGATAATAAACTAGTAGGAGTTTGTGAAATAAAAACCAGACCTTATTGGAATCGTCAGGACAAAACCCCATTTACTTTAGACCTGTTGAAAAAGAACGGTTATTTAATAACAGCCGAGAAACTTGATATTCTAAAATCTAATAGCACAAGTAAAGGTGTGACATCTTACATATTTCTCAAGATACCTCATGAGAACAAGATAGCTGGCATTAAAGTCACAGATAACCAAGGTAATTTTTTAATTGATTTCAAGAGATCCGTTACTAAAACAAAATACAGCTCTAACGATTATAAAGGTGACACACTTAGAGAAAACGCTTTTATCAAGTATAATAAAAAAACTTTTACGCATTTTAATTATAAATAATTCGTTTTATAAAATAATATGACAAGTAAATCAGAAATCGCTCTAACTGCGGTTGTAGTAATAATTGCCGCTCTATTTGTTGCCAATCTTACAATTTTATTTAAGATTCACGACGATCAACAAATAATTAAAGACAAGATAGAGAAATTAGGGAATTCTCAATATTTAAATGCATTTTTAAAATACGAAAGGGGTATTTATGAATAAATCTAAATCTCCAGTTTTAATGTCTCTAGGAGAGGTTCTTGGTGATTTTTTAGTAGGGGCAGTAGTTACAGCAGTCCTTTATTTTGCATTCCTAGTGGGAGGGCATTCTTCACCCCTTGGAGCTGCGTTTGGGTTAGGAGCTTGGGTATTCTGTATTTGGACGGGAGTGCATTGCATGTTGACTGATGGGGGAGCTATCGTAATAGTGAGTCTATTATTAGGGTGTGTTGGTATAGCGGTAGGAATAGTATATTTAATTATTTGGTTCTTTATGGGCCTATTCGTATAAAAAAATTATGGAAACAAAAAAAGTATTATTATGGTGGTTCTTGTATAACCTATTTGGAACTTTAGCAGGAGCTGGTATCGGTTTAGTTGGAGGGTTCTTTGGTGGATTTTTCGCAGCTATATTAGGTTCACCTGCGGGTTTCGAAGGTTTATTAATGATCGCTATTATCATTGGTGCACTCATTGCTAATTTCTTTATCTTTAAGTGGACGGTAAGAAAAATTCTCGATTAAAAAGTCACTCAAACGTAACAGAACTTTTTACTTATAACTTGTAATATGTTCATGTGAGAATATTATCTCTATTACTAATGGCTTGGGCGTACTCTGCAGTAGCCCAAGAATCTCAAAACTGGAATATATTTAACAAAAACACTTTGTATAAGAGCGATAGCGGTTTCATCAGAGATGTTAAATTAAAAGGTAGGTATCATGGTCAATACATCAGCCAAGATGAGGATATCGGTGGTGTCAAAGACAATGAATACGATGTTTACCACCATCGCCGTGCGCGAATCCAAATGGACTTCGATTTCGATCATAATCTTTCCTTTGGTTTTGATGCAAACATTTCAGATGGTCATGGTTCCAGAACAGCTCTCAGCGATGAGGGTTCTTTCGTAAACAACTTCCAAACGTTCAACCTTCAATGGAAACCCAGCGATAAATATTATTTTATTATCGGTAAAGATAAGCAGGATATTACCCGTGAGGACATTCAATCGTCGAGATACATCAAAACGGTTGAACGTGCTCCTATCGTGAATGAAATCGGTCAACAACGTCCATGGGGAGCTCAGGTGGGATTCTTCACCAAAGGTATTGAGCACCGGCTTGGCGCTTGGGTTTATGGTGCCCATGAAGATGGTCCAGAGTGGGTTGACTTTCGCGCTAACAAAGGATTATCCTATAATCTCACCTATCCGGTAAAAGATGATCTCTCCCTCCACTTCGACTGGAACTATGTGAACAACGAAGGTGGCCTTGAACGTGCGCGAGGTGATGCTGCTGTAGGTACTTTTGGGTCTGCTTATGAACACGCATTTGCTATGGGGTTTGATTACGAAAAAGGTCCATTTAAAGTTATTTCTGATGTCATCTACGGTGCCAATCGTGAAGGGGTTTCAGCGAGTAAGGGTTCAGCAGCTATTCCGGCTGGACATGATACATGGGGGTTTTATGTATTGCCTTCCTATAAAATTACCGACAAGCTCGAAGGTGTATTTCGCTACCAATACATGGACTCGGGACGAGAACAACGCACCCAGCGATATGGGCATGATGGTGATGGGGACAGAAATGCACGGCTCAATGTCCAGAACTATCACTCGGTTTACAGTGGATTTCAGTATTTCCTCAGTGGAGAGAACCTCAAGCTCATGGGGGGATATGAGTATGCTTGGGGCGAACTTTTGGGAAATGACACGGATATTAACACGGGAAGCTGGCAGCTTGCATTACGAACATTCTTTTAAAGGAAAAATGTTATGGAACTAATTACAATATGGATGGCGATAGGTTTCTTTTTAGCAGCTTATTCAGTAATAGCTAATGATTCAGTACAGACACTCGGAACTTGGATAGCATCTAATAACGAGAAGTTTAAATGGACTACAATGTGGGCTGGAGCTTCAATTGTTCTTTTGTTTACGTTGTGGTATGGTTGGACTGTAAACGGAGGAGATATTTCTTATGGAAGGTTAACTAAGATACCTTTTCAGGAGGTTCAGTGGTATCACGCTTTAGCTCCTGCGGTTTTGCTTTTATTGACTAGAGTAGGGGTTCCAGTTAGCACTTCTTTTTTAGTTTTATCAGCTTTTGCTTCTACTTTTGTATTGGAAAAGATGTTACTTAAATCAATCATGGGTTATGCTGTAGCAGCCGTTGTAGCATATAGCCTTTGGTTTGTAATATCTAAACTACTTGATGAGAGTAAGGATGTAGACGTAAAGCATGAAACCTTTTGGCGGGTAGCGCAATGGACTACCACAGGTTTTTTGTGGTATACATGGTTAGCTCATGATATGGCTAACATTGCCGTATTTTTGCCTAGATCTGTCCCTGCTGACTTGATGGTCGTCATATCCATTGTTTTTGTTGTAGGTTTGGCTTTA